CCTTGATATGTATTATATGATTAGTATATATATAAGGGGGGATGGTTATATGTTATGTATGTAGGTATGTACCTAAATTAGGGTGTAGCTTAGTTAGCTCTCTTAAGATTTTCTTTTTTTATTTGTGTTGGGTGGTCTTGTTTTGGGTTTTGGGTGGGTTAGTATAATCCTATATGTGTAGGATACTAAGATTAGTGATGAGGTGTATAGGATTAGTATTAGGGTTTGTGATATTATATACCTTAATTTGTTTGTTGGGTGGTGGTGTTTGTAGGCTTGGTATATTTTCTCATTGCGTATGAGGATTAGGATGGTGCCTACGGATAGGATTACTCGGATTATGTGATAGATGATGTTCATGGTAGTGATATTATATCGATTATGGTTATATCTCTTAGTGGGATTTGTAACATTTCTCTTATTTGTAATCTGATGTGTTCGGAGTGGAGGTGGTTGTTGTTTATCTCTTGGTTGGGGTACCTTAGGTATGGGTTAAGTTCCTCAGTTCTGTATGGGATTACCATTTCCTCTGTGAATCCCTCTGTGTATTCTTTAGTGTGTCCTGGTACCTCGAAAGATACCAGGAATTTCCCTTTTGTTAGCATGGTTTTATTTCATTGGTTAGGATTCTTATATCGGTATACTGATTCATGTATTCCCTTTCTGAGGATATGTCTAAGCATTTACATGCTATATAGTGACCGTACATTGATATACCGGATTCGTAGCCTTGGTCATCGTTCATGAAGTGGGCTAAGCCTTTCCTATTGATTTCGATTACTGGATAAGGAGGTTCTCCATTAGTTGCTTCTTTATCGAAGGTAGCAAAGTCATAAGTATCAGTGTTATCGGTCATGGTAGAGAATATTTCTATAAGCCAAGTAAAGTCCTCTAGAGGTACTCTGTCTAGCCATTCCCATCCGATTGGGTATTGGTTTACTGTTATTGTTGGTTTCATGATGTTAATTGAGTTGAGGGTTAAACATTTGTTTTGGTTGGCTTAATAGGCAGCAATGAGGATAACCTGCTTCATCGAGGATTCCCAGTATAAGATATCGATTGGTATCTCTGGGAATTTCGAAATAGAAAGCTGGTTTCATGTCGCCATCTATGAATGTAAAAACTATCTGAGTGTTTTCTAGTAACCCATTTAGTTGTACATGAGAAAGGTAGTTATAGATAGCTTCCCTTTGATTTCTTGGGTTTTTATCCCATGAGATGAGCATATCGTCATACCAATTTGGATTATCGCATAGCTTTTTAAGTTGTTGTTGAATATACGGTGTCATGATTTGAAGTAATAATATAAGTCCTCGATTAGTTTATCCTGTTCTTCCCATATAGTATCTGATACTACGTATTCTGATACGAAATAGTTATAGAAAGGCCCAAATAGTATTTTTAATACTATGTCCTTGAGTTCGATATTGAGTTGTTCCTCTTCTTCGGTAGAACTGGGTTTGATTGCCTGAAGTTCTGCCTTATAGGATGCCGTAACGGCATCCTTTAGGGTTTGAATATATTCTGGGTTAGTTTCCTTAAGAATACTTAATTGTGATTTGAGTTCTTTACTTATCATGGGGCTTAGCGATTATGGATATGAATCCCTGTGGATATTGAGTATAGAATAATTGGTAGTTCCCTGTGGGCAAGAAGACTTGCATTATATTTGCAAGTAAGGGATAGATTTTCCATTGGTTTTCCTCTAGAAACTTGTTCCAGTCTTCAGATTCTTCTGGATAATTCCCAGATAGTTGGATATGGTACTGTTCCTGGTCAGCAACAAATAGGTTAGTTACTACCTGTATTTCATCTGATTCCTTTTTGTATTGGGTGATTGGATACCAGATGCCTTCGGTTTTCCATTTATTAAGTTGGAACAGAGACATGCCCTGTTCCAGTACGTTGAGTAATTTATATAAGTTTACCATAGTGATTATTTATTTAGTTGGTTAAATAATTCTGATACTGCAAGTTGTTGGAAGATTTCTGTTTCCCTGTGGTCTGATTCCCATTTTTCGATAGCATTGTAGATATTGGTATATTGGGATATCATGTCCTCATCTTGTTCATCGTCTTGGATAAATTCCCGGAGATGTTTTTTGAGTCCGGTTATGATATAATCCTGATGTTCAGGGATTAATTGAAGAACTCCGAATAGGATAGCCTCTACCTGTGAGGGTGAATCATCATAATATTGGTCATCAGCACCCTTTGTTAAGTCCATGTGAGAAATAATGTTTTCCCTGAGATTTTCGAAGAGAACTTCCTCTGAAGCATATGTGATGATATATCCTGAGATATAAGCAGCAAAAGGTTCATCCTCTAAGTCGATTGAATAAACCTGGATATTGGTAGCTTCCTTGTTAATGAGAAGACCATCGGAGTAATCATAAGTATAAATGGGGTGGGAAGCAAGCAGTTCCCGGATGGCCTCTAAATTTTTTAATTCTTTCATAACGTGTCTATATTAAAATTATTTGAGAAATATTTCTCATTGCAAATATACAAAATTATTTCTAAACTTGTTTTTATAACTACTTTTATTTTTATAAATAGGGAGGTTCTGGGAGGTGTTTTGAGTGCCTCCCAGAGGGTTTTGTTAATATTGCCCTGTCATTATATTAACTGATTGGGGGATTAGTATAATTCATCGGCCAGTATTGGTTCCTTGGGCTTATTTAATTTCTCCTTAGAACGTCTGGTAGCCCAATTTTCGTAGGGTTTGTAACTGAATGTACGAGTTGTCTCATCGTATGCAGCATATACCATTTGTTTACGGGATATTCTCCTCCCGTAAGTTTTCTTAAGATTAGCAAACCAATCTAGATACTCCTGTAAAGAGTTAAAGATTTCTTTGTGCCCGTCTAAATCATTTTTAGGACGGGTTTTCCATGTTGCTTCTATATAGCATTGGTGTAAAGTGATTGAAATAAAGTATCGGCACCAGCTACCACCAAAGATAGTGCCCGTGGAGAATTCTATCTCCCGAGCAACTAATGGACTAACGTTATACTTTGTCATGCGATTGAGAAATTAAGTTGGAAAATCCAGTTGTTTCTATCGAGTTGATTGAATGATATGAACCTCCCATCGTTATCGGTAAATTCATTCATGAATTGAACTGCAGCAGATGCTAATTGCCCCTTATAGGGATTAGTATCGGCAGTTATCATTGATTCGAATGTAAATGTATAATAGGTAGTCTCATATATTTGGATTTGGTTGATATCCAAGCAATTGAGTTTGTAATCCTCTTCCAGTTGAATGAGAAGTCCCATTAGAAGATTTAAGAGATGACCCTTTTCATCGGAGTCAAGTTCAAATGTAGATTTCTTTTCTAAGAAATTGCGAACTACCTTAGTTAGTTCGTCTGCCTGATTGTAAGTTACTGAGTTCGTTTTCATATTTTTGTCTATTTTAAAATTGATATGCAAATATATAAATTTTTATTTATATTACAAAATAATACTCTTTTATTTTTAAAGTGGCTGAGGATAAGTGTACACGCTAAGAAAGGCAGTGGATTAGACTGCCTTTCGAATTTAGACCTTATTGATTACATTGTATAAGGCTGACCTAACTATCGATTCTCTGGTAGAGTTATCAAGCTTTTTCTCTACTTCATTTCTGAAGCATTCTTTTACGATATGACTCAATTCCTCTTTCAGTCTGGAAGCTATTTCATCTGTAAGCTTTTGTACCTTGAATGCTTTAGTTAATTCCTCTTTAGCACCCTCTAAAGACTTACCTTCTACTAATTGAATGGTCTCATTAAGATATACTTCAAAGGTTTCATAACCTATCCATTCTATATCATTTAACCAATTTTCAAATTCCTCGTATACCAAGAAAGTATCAGGTTCATGCCCAGTGCAGGCATCAAATATAGGCATGATATTTCTTAAAAGCTCAGTGCCCACTAGCTGTGTTGGACTTACTTCGGTATGTATCTTATATAAACCGTGTTCATTCTTTAGACCCACTATCAGGTGAGTCACTAATGGGTTTTTCCTCTTGTTTAACATAACTAAGTTTTTGTATTATGAGTTGAACGTAGGTGTTTTTCTCTTTGTATATGAACATTACCGATAAGAGTATATCATGTTTCGGTAATATCATCTGTATGAAATTGCCTGGAGCAATTACCGTAGCAACTACTGGAGAATCCTTTTGTGAGAAATTCTCCAGTATCATTTCTGTTCTTCTAATATGTTCAGGCTTTGTTGGGTCCAAAGTTAGGATGGGAGCAGTTAAACATTCTTTGATACCATTGGTTAAGGCATTGTATAACCATTCATCATTCTTTAAATCCTCAGCCTGGAGAGTCTTCATTATAATCATATCCAGAACCTATTTAGTATGATATTATTGTTATCAATCTCGAATAACCATAATTCATGGTCCCGATAAGAGTTTGTTATCTTACTAAATTTGGATATCTGAAAGATAACATGAGTTGTTGTTCTTGAAAGCATACTTGCATGGCAAGTAACATTATCCGAAGATAGTTTGTTCTTGAAAGCTCTTAGCAAGTCTTCATCACTTTTGTTAGCATTGTCTTCTAAAGTTTTGATAAACTCTATTTCGACATTTTCTGTCATACTTACCTTTCGGAAAGCGAATTTCTCTTTATTTTCCATGTTCTTCATTGTTTTTACCGATAGTCTCTTCTATAATTTCTTCAAGAGTCCTTTCGATGATGTTTTTAACTATGGTTTGATTCTCTACTTTAGCATAACTATAGATTAGGTCCAGCTGACTGCTTATGTAAGCATCTACCATTGATAAGTCCTTGAATAGTTCCCATTCTTTTAGGAAATTGAGCCTAATCATGTTAGTAAACATATTCTCATCATAAGGGATTTCAATGTAAGCACCTACCCTATTGAAGATATGTATTAAATGTTCTTCGATATACTTGGGTAATTCAAAGTAAGATGGTATTTTAGAATAAGTAATTCTACTCGGTATTAAATACTCGAAGGTAAAACGTTTAGAGAATGTTATTCCTGGGAAACGTTTACCAAATATCAAAGATATCTTATACTGTAATAACTGAGGAGTAGTATCATATATTACATAATGTTTAAGATACTCATTGTACATATCAAAGTATAACCGTTCGTCAAATTTACCAGACTCTATCATGCAGAGTTCAAGAGTCTGGTAAATAGATTTCACTGGCTCTTTGAATACCAGGTTACCCTTATCAAGGTAGATAAGGTTTTTAGAGCATTTCTTTCGTTTAAATAGGTTCATGTGCTTAGAATGTAAAATTTATGTATATTTCTCTGTTTCCCTTGAGGAATTTCTCATGATTAGTATCTTCGTACTTATAGCAAGAATAAGTCTTAGATACTTTGTCATATTCGCCTCTTACCCATACCGGAGCAGTTTCTGTTGGTCTGAGTTTAAAATAAGTCCCTTGATTAACCTTGTTAACTTGGGTTTTCTTGTATTCTAAATTGATATCCATATCAGTATACGATTAAACCTGGGAACCCAAGTTGATTTGTTTCTAAGTTTATGGGTGTTTTGTATACCTTAACACTGCCATAGTAATTCCTAAGGTCATCATAGGAATGATGTTCATAGATGTCTGAATAAAGATCATCCTCTCCCTCCTGATATAGGTCGATTAAACGTTTCTCGGCTTGTTCATCGGATGTTTCCATTACTTGGAATAGGAAGTCTCCGGTAATAAGCGTGTAGATGTAACAATCTGTTTTCATATTTTTATCTATTTTAAAATTGATATGCAAATATATAAATTTTCAATATATAATGCAATGAACCTATTTAACTACTAGAGCCTCTTACTACGTAAGAATTGAGATGCAAAGGAGCCAGTATCTTCTTCCTCAAAGTCTTCATATTGGTATAACTCTGGGTCTTCTTCGTCTGGGTCTATACGCATTTTGATTTCTCTACGTAGTTCATGATGTTCTTTAGAGAATGAAGACATAGCTCCCTTATAATCATCAGTAATTTGCATTAGCTCTGCTTTATTAAGGTTAAGACCCTCTTTACTTGTATCTACTCCTTCTTGTTTAGTAGCAACTACTTCAGGTAGAGACTTAATGTCATACCTGTCTTCCAATAGTTTAGCCTCTTCTGGTTTATCCAATACCCTTTGTGATTCAAATACGATTTGACGGGCCTCTTCAACAGTAATTGCATTTTGCTGTGTTACGTTGTTCTGTTGATTGAATTGAGCAAATATATTCGTAGTACTTCCTCCAGTGAGATTACGTACGATAGACTGCAATGATGTAGAGGATTCAAGCTTTAATTTAAGGGCCTTTCCCAGCTCGGCAGATATAAACGGTACGTATTTCCCTCCCTGAGATTCTCTTAGGATATTAACCTGATGGGCTATTTCCATACGGTCTTCCAAAGCCCATGCTAGTTGTTCTCCCATTAATGCTTGTAGTAAATCTTCTGCCTTTTCTTTATCCCATATTCTAGAGCTTAATAGCCTATCTCTCATAAATACCCGTATGTAGTTAATATCTATACCCATACGGTATGAGAATGTATTGATATCATAAGTGATACCACATAATACTCCATTACCCATCAGCCATTGATTAATAATGTAGTTGTGTATCTTTATCAGAAGTTCATCATTTGGGTTCTTCTGATATTCTAATGCCATTGCAGTAGTCCCCATAGGTCTTGGGAATCTTACCATTTTATTTTCCTTTTCTGACATACAAATGAGATTTTCTGATATCGGAACTTTCATCATAACCCATATACTCTAAATCGAACCTTACATACAGATTCAAAGATAGATTATAGAAATATCCCTTATATTTTTTCTTACTTACTGATAAATTAAAAGGTTCACCAGAGATTAGGTCCCTGGTGAATACTAAATTACCTTTCCCAGTGATGGGAATATTAAGGCAAAGTTTATAATCTCCTACCTTAAATTTATTCCCATGCAGGTCTGTGATTTCCCTTGCCATAGTTTGCCTTTTTATGGTTCGTAGGTTTTTTGTCTTGTTTACTACGGTTATTGGTTATCCCCTTTTGCTCTTCGATTAACTTCTGAACCTTTGGGAATAACCTTTGCCTTAAAGGAACTACCTGAGTAGCGAAAAAGGCATTCCATAATTTCTGGGTTAATGGTTCTCCTATTTTAAGTTCTGAGATTGCCCAGAATTTAGTTTCGAAATTCTTAACTATTTCCCTAAATCGGTAGTAGTATATATTGCCAGTCTTTTTATCTATCCCAATTGTAGTGGTTTGGCAATAATCTAGAAATTCTTTACCTAATTCGGATATAAACTCTTCCCTTTTAAAATCATAATTCTCTTGGTCGAGCTTAAATAATTTTACGTAATCGATTGCTTCCATATAGATTTAGTTTGTGATTATTAAACGAGGTATACTTTCATCTGTAATTTGAAATAAGTACCCTCTTACATCATCCTCATAATAAGAGGACCAATATGTTCTCCTAACTCGGAAATTATCAAGGATTGCCCCTTTGGGTACCCCAGTAATAAATAAGCAATGCTTAGGCATCATTGGAGTAATCTCAAATTTCCCATCCTTGAAATTACCATAGGTACCGTAGTCGGGCATATTACCCGTAAATCCAGTATTCTGTAATACGTCCTGAACCAGAGTAGTTTGGGGTATTTCCTTTTGGTTACATTCTAGGGTTAACTTAGATTTGCCTATATATAGGTCTTTAACTATTTCTCTAAACATTTGTATACGATTATATGAGTAATACCATTTTTCTTGAAGTAAAGGTTATTCTGTGAACGTTCCTCTAACTTCTTTAATTCTCTTCGAGATTCAGTACAAATTCTATCAGATTTCCTTAATATATCTGATACATTATCCCAGATGGGTGCCATTGGTTCTACTGGCCCTGCATAGATAACCTTATGTTTAGTTTCTATTTGGGGATATTTAGATTTGTACTGATATTTACCTTTGCAATAAAGTACGTTATACTTTTCTGGTTCGTTTCTTTTTTCGTTTCCCATTTTTGTTAGGATTAATGTAATCGGATATTTCATCAAGTTGCCCTAAAAGCAATGCCTGAATGAAAAGGTTTATAGGCCTGAAAAAGAAATTCCTTACGTTATCAGTATTTATATACCAATCGTAAACGATAAAGAACTTCTTAATCTTGGAGTGCTTAAGTGAATGTTGGATTAGATAGGACTTACAACATCGTTTATGTAATTCTACCAATTCTTTGTCCTGCTTAAGCATCTCTTTATCAGAGAAGATAGTGTAATCCATTTTGTATGAATTGAGATGCCCAGGTAATTATCCCGGGCACCTGGTTAATAAAGGTTTATGCAACTTGTTCTGGTTTGAGGACCTTCTTTTTAAAGTCCTCATAGGCTTTAGCCGCAGCCTTAAACTCCTTAGAGTTTGTATCTTTGATACGAGCCATTGCAAGTTCCAATCGATGGAGTTCGTTTCGAGTTTGTTGTCTCCATTTCTTCCGAGCAAGTGTATCAACTACATCGGCAGGGTATACGTATTTAACTTCCCGATTAGAAATTACCTGTTCGATGATGGAGGGTTTTTGTTGTTCCTTAACTTCCTTGACAACCTGTTCCTTTTTGGAAGTTTTGGTTTTAGGAGAGAGTTCTACCAATTTGGCATTGGCAAAATTAGTGGCAGCTTCTTGAGCATCTTGTACCAATTCCTTTTTAGTCTTTTTGGCCTTAGGAGCAGAAGCCTTAGCAGTCTTAGAATTTTTAATTCCTTCAAGTTGTTCGGCAACCTTAGTTGCAACCAGGTTAGTAACCTTTGTTTCATTCTTTTTCATAATGTCTATATTTAAAATGTTAGTAAAATGATTAATTTCTTTTTCTGATACAAATATAAGAACTTTATTTTAAATAGAAAAATTTTATTTGAATTATTTTCTATTTGCTCGGGTTAATCGGCTAAGAAGTCGAAGATTTCTGGAGGATAGTTAATTTCATCCTCTGGGTCATTTATGTAATCTTCATAATCCTCGTTATATTTATCGTAAATGTTATCTTGTGATGTATTGGGTACCCTTGTACATCTTTCAGGATATTTCTTTACGAAGTCATAGGCTTCTTGAGTAGTCATTACCTTGTCTGAGGTAAATTCGTAGGTTACATAAGAATAAGTTTCACCCAATCTAGAAACTTCATATTGCTGGTATCCAGATTTCTCAATCTTATAGATTTGATTTTCTGGAATAGTTTCTATTTCTACCCTATACTTATACCATTGTTTCTTTTGCTCCCTTTCTTTTGGTTTAATACCCATGCTATCTTGAAGAGAGATTAACTTGGTTATTGGACTTTCAAAACGAGAAGGAGCAGTGCTCACTTCTACTGGATGAGTTCTATTCTCACCAATAAAGTAAATCACTGCCCCCAGGGTTACCAGGCCCAATATGAATTTAGTTTCTGAGTTCATAACCTGTAGTTTCGAATTTATTTTTAATGTTCTTTGCAAGATATTTACCTTTTGATTCTGCTTGATGTAAACCGTTGCAGATTTCATAAGGTACATCATCATAGCGATAAACTCGATTACCTTTAAAAGCAACCCAAAGTTGTTTTTTCTTTGAGTCATAACCAAAGCCCTCAATGTTAGAGGATTCGCAAGGAATCATTTCGACTCCAGTGTTCATTTCTACTGATTCTAAGTATTCGTTCTTTTCCATGTCTATATTAAAATTTTAAAAGTGTTAGTTCTGGGTGGAATTTGAGATTTGCCCTTTGGAAGATTGCCCAGGTACCAAGTACTCCCTGAGAATTAGTATGTACCCATTCATCTTCCATTCTGAATAATATGTGAGAGCATACCAGCATTTGGTATTCACTTAGCATATTTATCAGTTGAGGAGTATTCTCGATTTCCACGTATAATTCAATGTGCTCATCTAGTGCTCGAATTATTTCGTCATCCTCAATCTGAAGGAGTTTTTTGATTAAGTCTTGGGCAATATCATTTCCATTTTTAACGTCCTCTTTGATTGAGTTGAGTGATTCAATCTGAATACCAGCAATGAGCTTTACGATGTCTTTTGTTTCCTTGTCCATAATTAAATTTTCTTTATGCAAATATACTAAAATTATTTTATATAAAATACTCTTTTAATAAATACGGAGGTAAGTGTTAGCGGTTCTTGATTTCCTCTATCTTTTCCTTGATTGAGTCGGGGAAGATAGCATCATCTACCCATCGCATAAAGAATTTAGAAGGCTTCTTTTCTGGGTTGAGAAGTAATTGTCTTTGCTCTGTAGAGAACTTAATACGTTCATCTTCCCTCATATACTTGGGAAGTTTAGTGAATTCTGCCTGAGAGAAGGAGATTACGTTTTTACCAACTTGGGCCCTTAATGGTTTCTTCCTTTCCTTATAGAGATAAGGGATAATCTTTTTCGATGGTCCCCCAAGTATGCTAAAACCAAAGATTACCATTGGGTCAAATTTATCTGCTTTTGGGTCCTTAGCCCGTTTGATACATCTTGCCATCCAAGAGAATGAATTGGGATATTGCTTATTGTCGGTTGCTTCTCCCACATCCTTTTTATTGAACTCAAATCCAGGAAAGTGAAATAGAAAGTCCTCAGTAAGGATAAATACAAATCCCAATCCTCTAAGATATTTAATAATATCTTGTTGGCTTTTACCTTCTTCAATCATTTTTTCTACATCTGCAAGAATGTCCTCCCTTGGTGATTCCAATTCCTTAGTTGTAGACCCTGCAGGTCTTCCTCTGCCCACATTAGGTGCCTTAGCAGGCAATGTACCAGATAACCTATCTAAGTATTCTTTGAAGTTATCAATATCTTGTTTATTAGTAAGAGTTACTTCTACTCTTATGGGACCGTTATGCTGTACTTTTGGACCTGAATTCATCTCGGTATAGGCATCTACCAACCTATCGGATAAGGGAGTACCATTCTCTGATAGTGTAGTGATTCTAAGTTTTGGTTTATATACTTCTTGTTCCATTTTCGACTTAATTAGAAAATAAAAGGCCTGAACAATTTTTATATTGCCAGGCCTTCTACCATTATTAACGAATACTCAAAAATATGATAAGTAAAAGTAAAAAGTGCTCTTATTAATCTTCTTCTTTAGCGGCCTTCTTTTTCTTCTTGTCTTTGGCCTTCTTATCCTTCTTATCGGAAGCCGGTTTTTCTTTTACCTTTTCTTCCTTCTTTTTCTTAGTTTCCTTTTCCTCCTTGGGAGCCTTACCTGAAGCAAGTTTTCTTTGCTCCATACGGTATTTTTTCTTCTCAGCCGAAGTCATTTCTCTGCCATCGATGAGAGGATAATCGTATTTGGTAGCTGTTCTACCACCATTTCCTTTCTTTTCCTTTTTCTCTTTGGCAGCCTTCTTCTCATCTTTTTCCTTCTTCTCTTTTTCCTTGAGTTTTACCAATTTCTTGTTGTTCTCTTGGTCAGCTTCAGGATAGGCAGCAGCAACTTTGTCTCTTTCCTTATTGAGCTTGTTTACAAGTTCGGTAACCTTTTTACCATGTTTCTTGTCTTTGGTCCAATCCTTAGTAGGGTCCAACTTGTTCTCTTTAAGGTAAGCATCCAAAGCTTTCTTAGCCTTTGTGAGTTCCGGAGTCTTGGATTCCGATTTACTCTTCTTTTCTGTTTTCTTAGCCATTTTCATTTATATTAGGTGAATAATTGAATTTCCTATTTACATAATACCATAGTTATACCTTCCTAATTTGGGTTGGGATTTCTTTAATTTCTAGGATTTCTAAACTGCATTGTTTTAAAACTGCCTCGAGTTGAAGTATATCTTCTACCTCTTTCTGAGATAAGTCCGTAAAAGTTTGTTCAAAAGTTTCTTTCTGTTCCCCCCTTATAAAATTAAATTGGGCAACAATATAAGTCCCATGAAGTTTTTTATTCAGTGCTCCTTTAAGAGATATGAGTTTTCTTTTCAGATAATTACTCTTCAACCTATGGGATTGGTATTCGCCTTTCTTACCCTTACTAAGAGCTACCTTTTTAAGGTACGAAACATAATCTAATTCTCTGAGAGTTTGATTAATGTTTCCCACTAATAATCTTAAGTCTTTTTCCATTTGGGTCTTTGCATTACTTGGTTAGATACTTCCTGAGTTTCTTCTGATAGCATTTCTCTTGCCTCATTTATTATATTGATGGCAAGTTCCCTTTCATCTGGTCCCAGGTTTAATTCTTTATCTTCTAGTACATCAGTATAAGTATTTATTAGATTATCTAATGCAAGTATTCGAATATTCTTTCGAATGGATAATTTTTCTTGGTCCATAAAGCATCCCTTTTAAAGATTAAAAGCCCACTACCTTCACAGGCAATGAGCTTTTGGCTGAACAACGTCCTAAGTGTGGGGTTGTTACTCTATGAAATTTAAACTATTGCAGACGATATGTAATCGCTATTTTAGGATGTGCCTAGATTAATCTTCTGATTCTTCCTCTTCTTCTTCCTTAGCCTTTTTGTTTTTCGGAGAACAAATAACGCCATGTCCTTTCTTAGACTTAACGGTAAGAGTTCCCGGAACGAATGAAACTGAAGTTGATACCGGTTTGCCATCCGTAACCAATACAGAAGTAACCACTACACCCTGATAGCCTTCCTTGTTCTTAACGGCATAACCAAAGTTCATTACCTTGGATTTGTCGTTAATGGCAATAACATCGATTTGCTTGCTGTTAGGACGTTGTTCAGCCGGCCGATTCTTAAGTGCCTCTTGACGAGCCTTGCGTTTAGCTTCTTTTTCGGGGTCTTTTTCTTTATCCCCTTTCTTCTTGGAGTCTGATTTCTTTGTTGCCATAATTTTTAATGTTTTATAAGTTAATGGTTATTATAAGTAAACTTCTACGTTTATTAATAGTTGATAGTAAAGGTAGGGAAATTTCCCTACCTTCTTTTAAATCTTGAATACGGTTACCAGATTACTTTTTCCCTTTCTTGCCTTTACCTTTGGCTTCTTTCTTTGCCGGCAATTTGAGACCGAGTTCTTTAGCGATTGCTTTACGGAGTTTTTCGATGTCGTCTTCATCATAATCGTCTGGGTCAGTTTCAAGGTCTTTGTCGTCGCAGACATCCTCAAGTTCTTCGAAGTCCATTTCGGCAAGTTCTTCACCGGTCAGTTCTTCCTCTTCTTCTTCCTCTTCGGAATCATCATCATCATCATCTTCCTCATCTTCCTCATCGTCATCATCCGATTCCTCTTCTTCTTCCTCTTCGGAATCATCATCATCGTCTGATTCTTCCTCTTCTTCTTCCTCTTCGGAATCATCATCATCGTCTGATTCTTCCTCTTCTTCTTCCTCGTCATCGGATTCAGAACCAAAAAGGTCTTCGGCTTCTTCGGCAGAAAGCATGATAGGAGCAGGGATAATCTTTACTGAGCCGTCTTCGTACTTAATGATGATTGCACCATTGATTTCTGTTCTGGAAACTTCTTTCAGTTCCACTTCTTTTTTCTTCTTAGCCATTTTCGTAATGTTTAAGTTGGTTAATAATTTATTTATATCACTCTGTTATAAGTTTCTTTACCAGTATGGATTTCTGAGTATACCCAGATTTTAATAATTCCTCCTGAGCAATATTGAATTGTTTTATCTCATCTAGAGTTGTCTTTAATTCTAATTGAGATTCAATTGTTATTGCCTGAGAGGCAAGTTCCTTGTCACCTTGATAAGTGACTATCTTAAACTTCTTACCTGCAAATGGGTTTGCTGGTTGATGTGCTGTGATTTTAAAACCTTCGTTATTATTCATTGCTATATTTAATTTTAGTTATCCCAGGAATACCCACCTTCCCAAATACTTCGGTATAGGATTTGTATTTCCCTTTTATCATTGTTTTATAGTTATCGGATAATCGAATTGGGTAGACCCATATTTTATTTTCTATCATCCTATTTGTCATTATATAAGCATAAGACCTTCTAAATTTAATACTCTCTAATGAAACAAACCCTTGAAATAATAGAGACTTCTTAATAAACCTTTCTTTAGGCAAATACCCTAAAAATTTAAGTGATGCCTCATCGAATATTTCAAGCATATCCCTTTGTGCTTTGATAAATAGTACCTTTTGTATTGGGATGTTCATCTTCTTTCTTAAATATAAAGCCAATGAACTTACCAATGGAGGATACTGCAAGAATAACAGATTGAATTTATTTTTCTCCTCTTGACTCAGCCTGTTGTAAATCCTGTAGGATAGCAAGATTGATTTGTAATCTCTTTTGCCTTGTATACTTGGGAGATATGCCTTGCCGTTGTCCATAGAGTTTGATTGAGTACCTTTCATTGAATTCCTTTTTTCCTTTAGACTTAAAGACTCGGTGCATTTGTACCATAAATCTTCTTCGTCGGTGTTTATCTATGTGATATTCATCGGGCATTATGAACTTCCTTGCTTTTACGAATTTACCCTTAAACCAGAATTTAGTACTACCCTTTTTAAGAAGTTTACCATTCATATCGGATAATTCTCTAATGCCTTGTTTTATAAGTTTCCTCCCAGATATTATATGGATATATTGAAGAACATCTACACCATAAAGATAAACTAAGGTAACCTTTACTTGGTGTCTAGTAAAATATGGTATACCGGTTAGATGTTTCCTATATAATTTCTTTTCAGTAACAATCTTATTGGTAGTATCTGGTCTCCAAGTCCATATATAATATCTATCTGGTCGTATGGGTCCGTTGTTACTTTCCTTTAGTTTTACCATTTATATTCCTCTTTGCCATTCTATACCAAAGATTGATAGATTTCTCATTTGCTTCGGGGAATTTCTTTTTCATTCTCCGAATAACTCTATCAAGTTCAAAACCTTTTGCAGTTAATTCGAATACATAAGATTTCTTTGTACCCTTGATAAGATTAAATTCATCCCTCTCTCTTGGTGGTTTCTTTTCTCGAGGTTTCTTTATCCCAGGAACTCGTTTGGTTCTTCTTTGCCCATTTTCCCCTTCTTCTCCGAGAAACCCAAGCCTTAATCTGGAATTTCTTAATGGGTCATCTTTCGAATACCCAATATTTTCTAATTGCTTATCCATCCAATCGTCATATTTATCAATTAACGATTTATCTGGCTTTTCTTCTGATACATTGATATAATGTAATAAGTCAAATACCCCAGCAGAACAAGCATCAGGGAAAGGCATCCCTAATATGATAGCCTTTCTCTTTAAATCCTTATAAGTCATGTTTCTCCCAGAAGCACCAAGGAAATTTGATTTCTCCTTGGATGGAGCTTTCATGTCTTTTCTACTCTTTTTTGCCATATCATTAATATTTTAAGTATTCATTTATTTTCTTTGCAAATATAAGAATAAATAATTTAATCTTATCTTATTTCTCTATTTATTTTTATAAAAATCCGAGGTTTTTGCTCGGTTCGCAGCAGTGGATTTAGGTTTTTTATGCTTTCTCTTGATATGTGTGTTATAAGCCATATCCAATTTCTTAATATTGAATTCTATGTTGTTCACTTGATTATAGTTTACTGCTCTTTCCACACAGCAACGGTACTCTGGCCAGAATTTTTGTCCAAGCTTAACAGATTCGGTTTTAATCATGAACTTAGATACCATAAAACCAAAGGTATCAGCATCATCTTTAGTTTTAAATACATACATGTAGAATCTACTAAATTCATCTACTACTTCATCCAAAGGTCTTACTGGTAATAATAGATAACCATCGGTATATAGGTCCTCAGATATTAAAGCTACCCAATACTTTTTCTTTCCTGGTTTTACTTTATACCTAAACCTTTCCTTGAGTTTAGTGTGCATCCAATCCGGTACTCTATTAAGAAGATACTTGATATATATCTTATCCTTCTTATTCGACCGCCTTTTAAATGCAGATGGCTGTTGTAGCATCCTTGGAAGTATTCTAAAGTTATTCCACCTATCAAATTCAAGAATTAATCTTAGAGTATCTATGTCCCATTCATCCTCAGACTCCTTTAACCTCTTTATGTTTCTCTCTATATTTTTAGAGTTTACCTTTGGGAGTAATTGAGCTGAGTCTCCTGTGAATAAGCTTGCTTCTTTTCTTTTTAATCGTTTCTCTAAACATCCCTCCATATAATCTTGGAAATTCCTCTCACAGGGGCAATCTGGTCGAAAAATAGAAGTGTGTTTCTCAAAAAAATCCGAGAATAGCCTAAAGAATTTCTCTGACCGTTCCCGGATTTCAAGATACTTGTAATGAGATAACTTTAAAATTTCACCAGCTTCCCATGAAGATTTACTTTCTGATAGTTGAAGGAATAATGATTGTTGTTCTTTATCAATTAAACAACTCCAGGCTTTTTGTTGAGCTTCGTTCATAACATTAAATTCTTCTATATCTCATTATACTATCAATTGCTTCATTGGTTATCTGATTAGGATCATATTCCCCAGAATTAGCATAAAGCTTATCTGGGTCATGATTTAAATATACACTATAGATAACGTTGTCAAAAGGTAACCATACTTCCATTCTTCCCATTTCAGGGTATATAAGAACTTTTACTCTTTTACAAAGATGGTCAACCTCTAATACTGTAGCATCTACTCCCTCATAGGGATAACCCCGTAATACTAAGTAATCTCCAGGCTTTACATTGACTAAATCATCTACTGAAAACTTCTTATTCTCTCTAGCAATACGTTTAAATCGCCTTACTTCTTTTCTACTACAAGTAGCCACTAAAGAAAAATCATCAAAGTCTTCTGCATTGTCAATCCTTACCTTTTTCTTTCTTGGGTGCATTGTCTCGGTATTACGTAACCAAGTTCTGATACCAGATATATTCCTACGTAACTTATTAAGAAAGGGCCTTGAGAATGCTAATTTAGTGGGCATTCTCATAAAACCATAATTGAATAATACTGGTACTTCTTCGAATACCATCTTACCCTTTGTGGTTTTTCTTAATACGTTTACCATAGGAATAATTGCCTTGATTTGGTCATACCCCTTTTCTTTGAGTTCTTTATTGATTTTATCACAGTACTTCCTTTCAAGGTAAAATATACAATATGAGTATGGGGTATGCTTCTTCATAGGTTACCGGTTTTTAAGAATTAACTTAGCTTGTTTATGTACTAACTTATAGTTTACATTCTTCAATATATCACTAGCCATGAATACATAAAGAATCTCATCTATCTTTGGTACATCAATTACCATAATATTGGCTTTATCGAATAGGGGTTTATAGAATACGGAAGATAAATCCTTTCCAACTACAAAGAAAAATTCTTCTGATGGCATTGAATTATATCTCATACAGAGTATGGGAACTTTATTTGCTCTTTTTGCATCCTTAGAAGCTTGTTCCCAGAATTTCAATATATCGCATCCCTTATTACCTAAGAGTAGATGTTCAAACTTAATCTCTTTATAATTCTTGCATTCGATAGATATCTTACATCTATGAGCATGCCTTTCATCAGTACAGGTTAAATCGGAAGTGGAGTCCTTGTTTGAATGCCAAGCTCCACTCCCTGCTCTATTCCTTTCAAATTTGTACCCGGTCCATTTCGTAAAAAACCCGGCAATTTTTCTTTCGAATCGATTTCCTTTATTCTTAGAGTTCATAATATAATGGTGTATTGTATTTTTATATACCATTATAGCCTCAACTCCCAAAGAATTTCTTAATTACAAGCTCTAGTTTCTCTGAGGGTATATCAAAAGAAACCTTCTGATAGTCTTTTCTCTTTACTAAAGTAATTCGAGACTTACTGATATTTCTGATTATACTTTTATTTCTAGTACTTCTCCCATCTCTTGACATTTGTTCCATATTCTCTTTATGAGTTCCCCAATATAAATTCTTATAATAATCATGGGTTGAATTATTATCTATATGGCAAACTTCAGGTTTATTCTCAGGATTGGGAATCCAAGCCATAGCTACTAATCTATACCTATATACTTTGACTCTAATATTCTTGGAATCGTATAGCCAACAATAATACCTATTGAACCTATGGTTCAAGTAACATTTTATAACTTTCCCATCTGATAATCTGATTATCTTACCTCTTTTAGAAACCCTATAATTTGGGTAATCAGTTAAATTACTCTTTTTCATAATTTAAAGTAATTGGTACCTACTAAGGCCGTTGGTTTTTTCCACTTGCAGGATTTTCGTATTACCAAGAGGAAGTGAGTCTAAATGAGTGATTAAGAATAGGGTTTTATCTTTGAATATATGTCTTATCAAGGAAGTTACAACCTCAACGTTATCTGAACTCAAAGATTCAAATACCTCATCTAAGAAAGCAAGATTTATACCTTTAGATGCAGTAAGAGCTTCATTCATTGCAAAAGCCATTGCCACATTAACTAATTGTTTTTCTCCACCGCTAAGTTCATCATAATCAATGATTTGCCCATCTCTTTCAATAAGAGTAACAAATTCTTTTCTAGCAGTTCCTAAATCGATATTAAACTCTATCCTAAAACCTAATACCTCTGAGTATTTATCCAAGCATTTGTTTAAGAACTCAAGTGATGAATCAAATAGATATGCCTTAATTCCGTTATTTCCCAATGGGTCATTGATTAACCAATTGTAATTCTCTAACTCGGCTTCTTTGTTATGAAAGTCTTCATCAACCTTCCGTAAGTTTTTCCTAATCTCCCTAAGCTTTTGTTTATACTTGGGAGACATGACTTTAAGTTTCTCCTCTTTGAGCTTAGATAAATCCTCATCAACAGTAGCAATGTCAGAAGCAATATCATCACATTCAGATTTTAGTTTTCTATACTTATCGTTAACACTACTTAATTCCTCTAACCTCTCTAAAGCCTCTTGATACTCTTTATCATATTTGTCAAGGTCAGAGAATGCCTTATATATTGATTTAGCATCTCGCAATGCACGTTTGTAGTGGCCAGCTTCTAACTGTATTACTAACTCTTTAATTACCTTCTTGAGAGGTACATTAGATAAACTCTTAGCATCCTTTATTTTACCTCTTAAGTCCAAGATTACCTTATTCTGTTTCTTAATCTTTATCTGAATAGAAGCATCTACTTCGTCCTTAATTTGTTTTTGTTTCTTTATAAGTAACGAAGTTAGCTTTTCTCTATCTTGCTTTAGTTCTCTCCGTTCTTCTTTTATTCGTTTCTTAAAAGACTTCTCTCTGTCACGTAAATCAAAGTAAGCCTCTTTGTTAACCTCTAATTCCCTTTTAAGGATTTGAGATTGATGCTCTACCTCATTTATCTGGGCAATTACATTATTCTTATCCTGCAATGCAATGCCTTTGGCAAGGTTTAAGAATTCTAAGTCGAATACTTCTTCGAATATCTTTTTCTTATCTGAATTGGATTCTTGTATGAGTCGTTTAATACCCTGTCCGAACATAATTGAATTCATGAACAGAGTATATGATAAACCTATTTCCCTATTTATTACGTCCTGGATTTTACCTTTGCCCTTTACATCAATAGTATCACCATCTTTGATAATGATAAGCCTATCTTTCCCTTTAGACCCATCATCAAGTAAACCGTCATACTTCTGACAACGTATTACTTTGTACGTATGAGAGTCTTTTTGAAAATATACCTGGACTTTGGTGCCCTGATATTCTTTTGGTCTTATCTGTTTCCAGGTGTTTACCTCAGATACACCCTTTAGGTTTTTCCCATATATTGCCCATACCAATGCAGATAAGATAGTTGACTTGCCTTTCCCATTTGGTGCCTTGATTAGCATGGTACAGGTGGGGTTTAATTGTAAGTGTAGGGATTCTATTGAACAAAAACCCTCTACATCCATATTTAGGAATGTTAACATGATTCAGCCTTTTTAAGTGTTTCGATTAATAGATTAGTTTTTACCTCATCTTTAATACCTTTCTCTTTTAGGTATCTCTTTGCTAGAGTTTTCTTAGAAAGTTGCTTAGTAATCTTATGTTTGTTATTAACTGGAGTACTAGCTTTTTGAGGAATTATGGTATAATAATTGCCATCATCTTTAATATCCTCTTCCGATTCTACATCCTTGAATTTTGGGAAACCTTTCAGAGGTACAAACTCCATGGATAGGTCTTCATATATTTTCCAATACCCAAGTTTGCAATTCTTATCTGTTCTTCTCTGTTGGTTAGGAGCCCCAATCATATAAACCTTTTTCCCAAGCCTTTGAGGTTTATGTATATGTCCACATAATACCAGGTCAAACCTATTCAGGGTATTTAGATTTAGGTTCTCTACAGAGTCTATTTCCCTACCATCGGTATCCTTTGCTCCCGGATAATCGGTATGAAGAAGAAGTATATGCTTTTTACTCTTATCTAACTTGAGTTCTGAAAGATACTTGCTTATCCCGATATTATTATCAATATACGGAACCCCATGCACTTCTATTTCTTTATGATATCCAGATAGTATACGAGTAGTGTAATCTATTATCTCTATACCATATCTCTCTACTGTATACAACCAACTGTAGGGGGGATTACCCACTCTACTTACTTTCTTGATATCATGGTTACCTGATATGGCATATATCCAAAGACCTCCCAATTTATTGAGCTCATTATAAACTATCTCTGAAAGGTCTTGGTCCATAGTCTCTTCCTTATGAAATAGGTCTCCACAGAATAGAGCAGGACAGTTGTACTCTTTACATACTTTCTGTATAATCGACAAAACCCTGAACGAATTCAGGGTCCTGTGGTTATTGTCATTGAACTTAGCCCAGAGATTTATGTGTAAATCTGAGAAGGCTACTGCAATTACATCTTTCATAATAAGTGTCCTTTTATCTGACTGAGTCTGGTATACAAATCCAATTGAGGTATTACCAAAGTTGGTATTTCCCAATCTGCAAGAAGTTCTCCCATCATTCCCGATATATGTACTTGATAATACCGATTAGTGATTCTCTTATGATTATCTTCCATATTCCAATCCTTATAAGTAGACATACTTAATGGAAGGTATATTGCTAAGTCACATTGACTTCTCATAAGAGTTCCACATTTACAGAAGAAATCTTCTAATTCGCATTCTGGAAGATGTCTATCTTGTTTATACCAGAAATAAGCAGCTAAATCTGCATAACTACGGTCTGTAACAAATGTTTCCTTATCCCTGAACAATCTGTTTCTCAAAGTTAACAGTTGATAATCTGATTGTTGTAAACTCTTCGAACCAAGAGATAATAACTCTGAGTGAGTTATATCTTTAGTAGCGGGGAGTAAATCACTCATACTACCAGAGATAAAAGGAATCCCACAAATTTCTTCTACTGCTTTTGCCAATGTAGTTTTCCCTATACCTGAGGGACCTACAAACATTATTCGTTTTGGTTTAATCCATTCCATCTTGTAATTCTTTAAATGGTTTTATAAATTCATTTGTCAAGAATGATGCTAAAGAGTATTCGATACAAATAGCTTTGAACTTTTCGTATTTGAACTTCCTTTTTGTTTTGATAGGTAACTTGTCAAGAGGATTATGTCCCACAAAATAGAATAGGTCAATCAACTGCCTATTTCTTTCCCATATTTCTAAATATTTTTCTCGATTACCCTCATCATCTAAGAACTTATGTATAGTTCCCTCATCAAGTATCTTCCTTGCTTTTACTGGCCCAATACCTGGGAACCCTGGAATATCATCGGATGTATCCCCAACCATTGCAAGGTATGATACAGTTTCATGTGAATGATAACCAAATAGTTTTTTGCAATTCTCCATCCGAATCATCTCGTCCTTCCTTGGGTTGTATATCCGAAGATTATTACTTAGCAACTGGTTAAAATCCTTGTCCGATGATATAAGTATCATCTTATCGGATTGGAATTTTTTAATTGCAAGGTATGCTAAGAAATCATCTCCTTCATATACTGTAGATTTTCTTTTATCGAATATATAATTAATTCTTAGCATACCCAATAACTTCATGATAATTACCTTTTGACTTTGCAATGATTCGTAGTCTACAGATATATTCTTTCTGTGTCCCTTATAATTGGGTAACAGCTCCATTCTCAAAGGTGAATGCCCATTATCGAATGATATATAAACATCATCTGGTTCGAACCGTGTAAGATACATGTGAAGTGATTTGAAAAATCCGAAGATTGCTCCACTTGGTTTACCATCAGTACTCTTAAGTTTTTCGAACTTGTGAAAAGATTGATGTAAAATATTATCGCCGTCAACTAATAATATTAATTTTTTATTTTTCATATTTATTTTTATATTTAATATAATAATCTGATATTAGTTGATGTCCCAGCCCGGTTATCTCTGATACCTCTTTTCTAGTAAACCCCATACCTATCAACTTAGGTATATATGACCTTTGAATCTCTGTACCTTTGATACATTTACCTTTTAATTTGTTTACCATCCTCCCATCCCTAGAAGCTTGAGACATATTGTCTTTTTGTGTACCCCAATAAAGGTTCTTAACTGAATTATTAGTAGGTACATTATCTTTATGGCAAACATAGGGTAAATTTTCGGGATTAGGTATATAAACTAAAGCCACTAATCTGTGTAATAACCATTTTGTAGTACCTATACCTGGTTGAGATAATCCTACTATATACCTCCCATTCTTATTTAGATGAGGTTGTTTTAAGTGATATCTTTTGTTTAATATACCCTTACCATTAACATCCCACCTTGAATATATTTTACCTCTCTTAGAGATGTGGTATCCTGGATATCCTGGGATATTATCATGAAGTATTTTATTCTGATACTTACCTTCTCCATGAGTATAGATTGGAGAAGTCCAAGACAGACTACCTATCTTATTCTTGGACCTTGTAAATTGTGTTTTCTTACTCATCGTCTTCCTCCTCGTCTTCCGACTCATTAAATGATTCATATTCTACTCCATCTACTGGATAATAATTAGTAGTCAGAGCTTCTAACTTCTTTCTAGTGGTACCGATGGTATTAATATCAGCTTTACGAAGTAACTTACGACGAAGGTCATCATCTTCCTCAAGAAGCTTTTGGAATTTCTCTTCTCCTCTTGCAAGGGTTTTACCTTTAAACTTATAAACCCCACCTGAGGATTTTTCGATAATGTCGTTCTCTACTAAGACGTCTTCGAGTCCGAAGCATCTATCAAAGCCGACTTCATGGAATTTAGGATTGAAGTATACCGGGCATTTAGAGATCGTTGGTCTTGGAGGAGCCACTTTATTCTTAATAAGTCGAATAGTAACGAGTTTGCCTGCTTTTCGTTCTTTACCTTTTTGCTTAACAGTAATGCTTCTACCAGAATAGAACGCAGCCCGGATTGAAGCATAAAACTTGAGTGCTGCTCCTCCAGTAGTGGTTGTATTATCTTTTCCAAATCCGACATTGAGTGCTGTTCTTAATTGGTTAATGTATATTTGACAAATTCCGAGTTTGTAGAAGAGTTCACTCCTGATACGGAAGTATTTATAAAGAGCCTTTGCTCTACCTCCCATCTCTGCTTTACCCTCTGCCATTTTAGCATCTATGTTATCTGCACAGTCCATAGCAGCAATAGAATCGATTACTAAGAGTATCGGTTCATTATTAGTTAACTGAGAACGAAGGTATATTGCTAAGTCTGCTACTGCATCCGATACGTACTCTATACGGGTATCATTAATGCAAGTTACCTTAGTTGGGTCTACACCATTAATCTCTGCCCAGGAATTCATCCAAGATTGTTCGGCATCTACCCATATTACGTGTCCACCAAGTTGAATTGTAGAATATGCAAAGTTGTATGCAATAAGAGACTTACCTGAAGATTCTTCTCCAGCAATTTCAATGGATTTTCCCCAGGGTATGCCCCCTCCGAATAAATAGTTGAGAGCAAAGAATGTTGAAGGTAACCATAAACCTGTTTCCTTAGTTTCTGATGCTACCTTAATCATCCCACCATATTTTTTCAATATCTCATTTTTGGTTGGTACTTTTAAACCTACCTTTGTTTTCTTTGCCATAATGTATTCTGTTTAAACTAAAGAAGGTGATAACAGAACGAATCTAATTACCACCTTCGAATGAAACCATATTTACTAACCCTTAAATATCCGACTTATATTTTTTCTTCTTTTTCTTGGGTTCCTCATCTTCCATGTAATGGTCCTTGTGAATACCCTTTTTCTTTTTCTTCTTTTTAGGTTCATCATCATCAGATTCATGGTCCTCATTTAGATACTGTGAAAGCAAATCTTCCAACTCATCATAAGATTTGATTTGAGAACGAACTATTCCCTCAAGGTCAATTGTACCTTGGTATTTCTTATCCAACTTTGTTGGTTTGCAAGCACGGGCAGAATAGGTAGTGTCTAGTTTACCAGACCCAGAACGAATTACCTTAATATCGTAACCAGTTTTTGGGTCGGTCATATCACCTGCCTCATCTTCATCAAGGTAAAGGTCAATGATATCCTGGTATACTGAGCGAGGAACTAAAACTCCCTTATCTTTGCCTTCGTAATCTACCTTACTACCCTTTTCATCTGAGTAGATGATACCACCAATAACATATCTTCTTCTTGGTACCAGGTTCTTGGCAAGTTCCTTGTCATCTTCATCCTTGGAGTTTTTCAATTCTTGATATTTCTCCATAAATGGGCAAGGTTCATCAAAAGTAGCCGGAGATATAACTCCTCCCAAATTGCCCCCCAGGTAGAATTGAATAATTTCGATACCCAATTCCTGGTCATCCCCTGGAGATTTAATTCTCATTCTCAGTGTTCCTTCTTTTGGATATACCAACCCACTTCCGTTTCCCTTAGATTCTAGCTGTTTCTTTCTAGCTAGCATCTTTTCTTTTGTAGAAAGACCCTCTGATGAAACTTTCTTTTTCTTCTTGTCTTTTATCATAATTATTAGTTTTAATTATTCGGTTCTGAGTAAACTACTTCGTTCATACTCAATACGGTAAGAACGTTTTTCTCTAAAAGCTGTTTAAGAGCAGGAGATAGTTTGTCTGTTTCAAACTCAAGTTCTTTACCTGCATATAAACCATAGGTAACTATTCTACCTACAGCAACCAATTCTCGGTAGGTTTTGTATTCTTCGGTAATTTCTCCACTCTTTACTACAACCCCTTTACGAGGAACTCCCTCTTTTACTTGTTCAGGGATAATCAAACCAGATTTAGTTTGGTTTACCTCTTTTGGAGATAAAATAAGTACCCGGTTCTCTGTTGGGCATCCGGGTAATTCTTGATTAAACTTCTCAGCCACAAGAGGTGAGATAAATGTCATTGAATAATTCATATTCTAATACTGTTTTTAAAAGTTAGTAATTGTTTATAGTTCAATGGGTTAACCTTTTCTTAGGTTCGCATTAATAGTTCTTAATATATTTTCGCGTGACTCATAGCACTTACATATAGTTATGAACTTATTTGCTTTTTCTACAGCTTTCAAATACCTCTCATTGATAGAAGAGTATTTCTTGTTAAGGTTTGCCTTATGAGATACGTATTCATTATTCCATCTTTCATTAGCATCCTTATAATATAACCAAGCATTCGAATAAGCTTCTTCTTTTTCCCTTGCTAGAGCATCTCGTTCTTTTATATACTTATCTCTCAAAGAAGCAAGTACATAATAACTAGAAGGAGATTCTCGTAGCTGAGAATTAATGATATTCTCATTGATAGACAATTCTTTTTGAATATCGATTTCTAGGGTCCTACCCTCAAATTTAACCTTTAGTTTTTTTAGCTCCGTCTTCATAAACTTCTAATAGGTTTTTAAAGTCTTCCTTACTAAATTCGCCTTTACTTATAGCATTAGATACTTGAGCAAAAGCCATTTGATAAGCTAAACTCATACCAGGCAATCTAAGAAGAGATTTATAGGGACTAATCTTATCTACTAAAGCTCTTAATCGTAAGTCGCATAAGTTATCAGTTCCCCCTCTATCTAATAATACTAAGAAAGCTGCCCAATAAATATGAGTAGCATCTTCATAAGCAAGTTTCCCATCCTCATCAGTGGCCATTACTTTAAAAGCCATATCCTCTAATGTAGTAAGGTTAGTCTGTAATTGATGTAATTGGGTCTTTACTCTATTGAATAACATCTTTTCTTGTCCACTTACCTTTAAATTCGTAGCATCCAGGTATTTAAACAGATTCTCAATAGAATAACCCAAACATCCTGCAATCATATAGGTAAGGGCAGTTAATTTACTCGCATTTTGATATTCCTCATTTGTTGCCATGGTTTCATAAATTTATTTTATTTATGTGGACATAGTATCCTCTTTCTTCACTTCTGTAGGTGATTTTGGATTTTCTTTATGATTTATCTTAAATTTACAGCTTGGGCATTCTACTACTCGTACTCGTATAATCTCATAATCCGTAGGAGATTCTAAAAATTCACTACGTATTTCACAAGCATCGTATTCAAATTCGCAATCACATACTGGGCATTTAGCTCGCCATATCGTGGGTCCGTTCAAAATCTTTTTCATTTTCTTAGTTTTATGTTATTATACCGTAATATTTTATACAATACACCAACTGAGATACCAAATTCTTCTAGTATATCCTTTCTTGGTATACCTTCTATGTACCTAGAAATTAATAATTCTACATTTACCTTACGTTCTCGTTCTTTGCCAACAAAATAGAACCTTTTATCTTCTATACATTGACCCATGTTCATCTTAGCAGTTCCCCAATATAGATTACTTACTCTATTATTTTCAGGGTCATTATCTTTATGGCATACTTGAGGATAATGGTTTGGGTTAGGTATATAAGTGGAAGCCACTAACCTATGTCTATAGAAATTCTTCCGTTTACCATCATCTCCTACTAAAGAGTTAGATAAATAACCATTATCTTTCATAGCAGGTTTTACCAATCTCCAATTACCAGTAAATTTCGAATATAACTTCCCAGTACGGGATATGTAGTAATTACTAAATCCTGGTATATTACCCTTTTCTCGATTCTTCATATTCTCGTTGATATTTATGGATTTCCTTTTTATATAGTTCCATAAATACCTCGGGGGAAGCTGCACTAAAATTACCAATCTTATGGGTTTTAAACTTATGATATTCTTCCATGTACTCTTCTACTGAAAAGTCTGGTTTTAACATTCTAGTATAATCATAGCCTGGCATAAACGGTAATTCTTCTGCCATAGACCTACCTATTGTAAAATCCATTGATAGAGTTACATCATCTACTTGAAAACCGAAATACTTCTTAGTACTTGGGTTACGTAGGATATTCCAAATGGTATATACAGTCCATGTATTTATATCTTCTGGTTTAGAATACATATATACTGCATCATGTACCGTACAAGCTTCTTTCATCATTGGTAATTTACCTTGTCGCATTAACCAATAAACAAGAATAGCTCCGAAGTTGGTCATATTTGCTGCAGCACCTTGACATGGGAAATTAAGTCCCAAACGAATAGCATAAGCAACTTCTTGTTTGTCGTTTGAGTATATCTGGGGTAATCTTCTCTTAGTACCAAATAACTGGGTATAATACCCATGCTTACGCAGGAATTTCTCTTGTTTCTCTTTGAACTTAAGTATCTTTGGGTGTTTCTTAAAGAACTCATCCATCTCCTTACGAGCTTCCTCTTTAGTAACTATAATACCAGCTTTTGGGTCTGATAATTTTACTGCTAGCAAAGCATCTCCAATTCCATAGATAAGCCCAAATGCAATTTGCTTAGCTTGTTTTCTTCTAGTCTTCCAAAGCTTATGGTCAGGGTGACTTTCGTCTTCGTATATTTTACTGGCTTCCTCAATTGGAACCCCATATTTTGCTGCTGCTATACCAAGGTGAGGGTCTACGCCCTTTGCAAATGCTTCCAGATAAGTTTCATCACCTGATAAATGAGCCATCATTCTTAACTCTGCCTGTGAGTAGTCGAATGCCATATATAGATAACCTGAAGGAGCTACCAATTGTTTCTTAATATTTGGGTCTACTGTTGTCTTTGGGATCTGCTGCATATTTGGGTCTGCAGAACTAAACCTATTAGAGTCAGTACCGTGTATATTATATCTACCATGTAATCGAGAGTCATCTTGTACTTTCTCCCACCATCCGTAAATATAAGTCTTATACATTTTCTCTAACCCTCTAAGTTCCAATAACTTGTCAAGGAATATTGCTTTTGGTGATTCTGGGTTTTCTACCTTAAGCCTGAGATTAGTTAAAGTTTCCTCATCCGTACTGGGTTTACCAGATTCATTATCCTTGATTACCTCAAAATTAAACCCATGCTTTGAATACATGAGTGCAGGCAAATCAACTGGACTACCAAGGTTAATTGGTCTTATCAAATCCTGTTCCTTTTTAGTTGTAAATATACCTGCCTTGATATTAGATATCTTCTGTTCCCTTGATGCAATCTTTCGTTTGTCTTTTGGGTCATTATAATCTAACTCTTCAAGTTCTGCTTGGATAGCTTCTATGTACTTATCAATCTTAGCCTGGTTAAATCTCTTTTCGAATTTCTTAACTCTTGGCAAGTCATATATTGCTTGTCTAGCAGCATCAATCTTTGGTTTATATTCTTCCAGAAGCTTTTTATTGAACTCAGTATCTACATATAATCCTTCTTTCTCTACGGAAGTAAGTACTCGAGAATTACACATAAATAAATTACGAAATACTGAATACATTCCCAAGTCAATTAACTTCTTCTCAAAGAAGAGCATTAATCTCAAAGTATAATCAGTATCTTGACATCCATAATGGCAAAGTGGGTCTAATTCTTTTTTATCCCAGGGTATCTTATCGAAAGCATCCTGCTTTTCATAATTACCATATTCTGGCAAATACCTTCTTACCATTGATTTTAGGTCATGTGGTTTTTCTTCATTGAGTACGTATTTTGCAAGCATACCATCTAAGCAAGTACCCCTATAGAATATCTTATACTTCTGATTTATCTGGTCATCAAATTTCCAGTTCCAGGCAACCTTAACTACATCGTAATTTTCGATTACCTCTTCCCCAAACTTCCTTAACATCTTTTTCCAATTCCATCCTGGAGCAGTATACTCTTTAGTCTGAAAATGGTCTAATGGTATAGAAGCACCAAATCCTGGCATCCAAGATACTGATAAGATGGTTGGTTTAAAAGATTTGTTGTATATGGGTTCTGCATTTGTTTCATAGTCACAGCAAGCATAACCAGTTGCTATACAACAAGCAATAAGTCGTTTGAGTTCTTTCTTGTTTCTTATTATCTTATATCTTGTCTCCATAATTATAAATAGAAAAAGGGACATACCTACCAGTAGCAGATACATCCCTCTTAATTAGTATTTATCTTGTAAATCTTCCAGATTAGAGCTCAAAGCTAACCAATCCTTCTTATAAGCATGGAGAGAATCGATGGTATGATACAAATACCCAGGTTTAATTCCAACCTCTTGAGCAACATATTCCATAAGTCTCCATGCAAGGTATACGTCATTACCAAAGTGAGTAACAAAATCTGAACTCCTTTGGTGATAACAAATATGTAATACCTTTTCTCCCTTACCATTCTCTCGGATAAGGAAATCATAATACATAGAACATGGGATACGTTTGCTACCATCGAGATATCTTAAGTCTGAACCAAAGAATATTGGGAGTACGGCTTTCCGAGTATCACTATCCTTTTTAAGCAATTCGATAACCGTTTGTAGATGATATTCAGAATTGAACGGTAGTTTACCACCAACTGGGAATTCTTTCCAAATTCTCTCTGGGTAGGTATAATCAAACTTACCATCTACCAAGAACTGTTCCCATAAATCCTTTCTCAATTTCCAAGCTTCTCCTGGGTTATAATCGTACCAACCAATTCTTTCCTTAAGTTCGGCATCTGCCCATTCTTTTGACTTTGAGAATATAAACAACCATACTGGGTCTCCCAAGGATGTCAAGCAATATTGTTGGCAAATTACTTCCTTGGTTATAAAGTCATCATTACCCTCAATGACTTTATTCTGATAGGTCTTTGGTTTTACAGTTTGACCATAACTGTTGAGCTCTCTGCCCAATTCGGACATTAGCTCGAATGAATTACTGAATATTCTCATTGTTCTTCTGTTTTAAGAGTTTCTTCTTATATGCTTTTCTCTGAGAGTAAGAGATTACATTCTCTGGGTACTCAATATCTTCATACTCGAGAAGTAATTCTTTTGCTTTCATTGATTTATATGTTTCCTCATATAAGTCTGGTCTGAGTACTTTGAAACTTCTAAAAAATACCTTGAAAGATGAGAAGTCTTTCTCTTGGCCATTCTTAAATTTCTTCCATATCTCTTTTACCCTTTTATTCCAAGCATTCTCTTCTGCCCCTTTGAGTACTTTCTTCAAGGGTTTATGAGTATGATACATCAAGAGGGTCTCTACATTCCCGTACATCTGTGTCGCAAATAGGTTGATTTGTACTGACTGGTCTGGCCCATACACATATTCTGCCATCCGTTGAATCAATAGGAAGTCGAATATCAACCGCTTGGTAATTTCCGAAGCCCTGATTACCATTGTAATAACTGGTATGTCTTCCCCAAACCTTTTCGAAAATGTTGCAGCTATCAAACATTGTTTTCCATTATCATGATGATTATTAAACATATAGGTTATATTGTAATTCTGATTGTACTTATTTCTCAGTACTCTCAGTTTACTACGCAACAAGTCAAGCTTATTAAAATCTATGTAGTTATTCAATAAGCTAGTCCACTTAGTTTCTTTGTAATTGAAACACCTACCATAATCAAATTCGGGGTCTACCCAAGCCTTTCGTATTTTAATAAATACGTTATATACTACGGCTACCCCAGAATTTGCTATTGCCCCTTTCTCAAAGAGAGCTGGGTCTAATCGAAGGAATCCTTCATTTAGTTTTTCCCATGCTTCTTGAGATGTGGCGAATTCTAACGAATGGAGGGACTCCTCCGCATTAAGCTGAAGCCCCTCTAATTTCTTATTCCATCCACTCATATCAATAATTGGTATTCTGTCTCCAGAGATTTAACCTTTGTTTCTTATAGAATAACCTAAATAGGTTTTCATCTGTAAACCCATTCAATGCAAGGAATCCCATATATAAGTAGAATGATTTTACCAAAGCCTCCTGATAATCAAGTTCCTTAGTCATCACTTGAGTTTGTTTCCAAGGCCTTGACTTTAATAGGTTTCTTGCCTTGTTCAATTCATATATAACATCGAACAAGTGTAATTTCTCATCCTCATGTAGTACTTCATTCAGGTTATGGAATCCTGGTGTATATTGTATCACTGACTCATAATTCGGAGTATGAGATGGGTGAATTACACAGTACCCAATCTTCTCTCCGGGATATTCGCTCTCTCCCAAGATTAATATCTCCTTAACTCCAATGGCCATTACATCAAACAAGCTCTTTGCATTCTTATAGCTAAGAATATCTTCAGGAAGAATATTTGAATAAGCTAGAAGAGTAATATAGAAACCAATTGCATCAGCCTGTTCCTCATTTGCATTAGCTAAATGATTTAGTACTTCTTGATACTCCTCTTCGGTGAGATTATCAATATTCCAACCATATTTCTTAGTGAGTGTTACAGCAGCATCGGTTGATTCAAAACCTTCGGTGAGTTCTTCAATAACTCTACCAATAAAGTCCTTCAAAATAACTTGGCTTTTTGAGTTATTGATATCCAAAGGATATACAGGTAATTTTTCTATATTCCTATAACCTTCGAATTGCTCAATGCCAAGCTTATAAATTTCCTGGAGTATGTTTCCTTGTGATACCTCAGGTACTGCTCCTTTTATATTCCTGATATCCAAAATCTTTAATTTTTATAATAAATACCTTTAAGGTAATTACCAATCGTAGCATTACTAACTCTCAACCTTTTAGCTATATACCGATTAGTATTACCTCTTAACTTAAGTCTATCTATACGCCTAACTTTGCGTAAACTAAGAGAAGCATTTGGTGATTCTATACCAAATCTATGTACACCATACATAGGATTATCTTTACCACTTACTTTTAACCTACCCTTAGATATGGCATCCCTTACATTATCTTTCTGAGTACCCCACTTAAGATTACTTACCTTGTTATTCAAAGGGTTGTCATCCAAGTGCATTACTACTGGTAAATTATTAGGGTTAGGTATATAAGCTTCTGCTACTAATCTATGTATTTTCACATTCTTAGATAAATTACCATTACGTAATTTAGTACGTTCGTATCTCTTATGGTAAAAGGTTTTCACTGGGTGACCCTTATTATAAAGTTTACCCTCTTTAGATATATGATAACCTGGGAATCCCGGTATATTATCTTCCATGATTATTTACTTCCTGATGAACCAAAACCATTCCCTCCTCTACTTCCCCACATCTGGGATTCAGTATAAAATTCCTCTTGTTGAATCTCTTCTGGTTCAGTAATATAGATAGGTACATGAATAAATTGTACCAGCTTCTGGCCAGCCTCAATAACCTGGGCTTCTTGAGAAGTGTTGTATACTCCAATGTGTATCTCTCCAACATAGGGAGAATCTACTATCTCGGCAGTAAAGATTAATCCTTTCTTAGTAGCTATACCAGATTTGTTTGCTGCCATTAGCATAGATGCAGGCGGTTCTAACAAACCTTTGATACCTGATGGGATAAGTATACGATGACCTGGTTTTAAAGCTATATGCCTTACGAATGATTCACTAAAGGGTATATCCAAATCATATCCTCCTGAATCAAATTCATTCTTAGAGTGGATATCCTCTGAAGTCAAGTTGGTTGGTACATAAAAATCTAACCCAGCATCATTTGGGTTTGCTCTGTTGGGAGATACTACCTCCCTTACTTTGATAAATCTGAATCTGTTCATAATATATTGCATTTACGTAAAAGTTGTCCAAAGGTTAATTTCTCGGGTCTAGAAACATATACTCCCAATGAATTACACATTCTGATTACATCGGTAGAACCTTCCATACACAAATTAGCAAGTACATCACTTTGCTTTACAAAATAATTTGGGTTGTTAAGGTATATCTTGAACATAGCCCATATCATCTCTATTGGTTTCATTATTTAATACACTCTTTATAAAGTTCTCTAATACGTTTTCTGGGTACTTCGAATTTCTCAACTGTCTTTGAGATAATTTTTTTTCTGTCTTTCCCTTTCCGAATCAAGCCTCGGATGTATTTCTTGATACCAACCGTGTCTTCTAATACATCCAAGTCTTTGTATTGATTTCTCTGTTCTAACTCTTTTCTTGTAACGTTCAGATTCTGGGACATCTTGAACGCACATAGCTCTGAATCCCCACATAGTTTACATTCTTTAGTTGATAAATCATACCCAATACCAAAGCATGGGTCTCCATTAGTACCAAGCTGAGATACATCCAAAGGAGTAAGTATATCCTGCTTAGATAGGTCTGGTAGTTGTTTCTTTTTCTTAGCCATTAGTCATCTATTTTTTTTTCGGTTAAATATACACTATCGAACTGTTTCCCATCTATCTGTAGATAAGAAAAACCGATATTATTAATAAATAGTTCCCTGAGTTCCTCTAATTGTTGGTATGTACCATCCTCTGAATCTTGACATACTTTGATTATCAGACCTGAGCAGAAGTATAACTGAAAGTAATAAACTGTAGTTTCTACGTTAAACCGAGTGCTCTTAATATCAGTAATCCATACCAAGTCCCTACAATTGAATACATTAGTGGGATTAGTATTTACTGGCTTAGTAAAACATTTTAATATCATAATGAATCTGTTAATGGGTGTTCTGTATGCCCATCCTTTTTGCAATGAGGGCAAATATAATAATCAATGAAGATACCTCGTGAATAATTTCTATTCCACTTCTTTCTATGTGCTCTCTTTTTACAGAAGTCACATTTCCAATAAGTATCAAGGTATATTGAATATCCTATTAGGAGTATTCCTATAATTATAAAGTATTTCATATCTTAATGCCTTATGTCCTTTATTCGTAATATACCTTTCCTCCTACGGAGAAAAAGTATATACTCATAGTACTTCTAGTTAACTGTTAGTAAGGCTATAGTTAGGATGTTTCTTCCATAGCTTATCTAACAATATTACTTTTAGTTCTTGTCTCTGATAATACTGCTTCCTATGTTTACCATGCCTATCTAAGTAATTGCCTGGATAGTGAAGGTCATCAAGATACACTCGAGATTTCGATTCATCGGTTCTTACCAAACGACCAAGGAACTGAATTGATTTTTCCTGGCTATCCATGGATGCAGCATTAAGTAGATACCTAAGCTTAGGAAAGTTTTTACCTCGAGCAATGATTGTAGTTGATACCAGGATATCTATTTTGCCTTCCCTAAAATCCTTCATTATTTGTTGTCTTAACTTAGAAGGAGTATTAACATGCACATAGGCAATATTATAGGCATCGCCCAGTTTCTTTTTAAAGAACTTATATAGATTTTCACAATGTGCAATATGCTTGCATACTACGAGAGCAGGGTATCTGCCTTGATTAAGGTTCCATAGTAATCTATTATAAGCCATTAACCAAGCTGTATAACAATTGGTGATTGAATCATCGTATATTTCCTTATAGGAAATACAATCAGATTCCCAATTACCATACCAGGGTTTACCAGGTACCATCTTTACAACGGTTTTTGTTGAGTAACCCTTTTTGATAGAATCCTTAAGTTTAAACTCGGCAATCACTTTACCAAAGAAACATTCAAGGTTCATATTCTTAACCCTATCCTTAGCAAGCTTACTCATATAAATCGTACCAGATAATCCTATACGAATTCTGGTATTAAATAACCGAGTGATTACATTCTGATATTGCTTACTACCTCCTTGGTCAGCCTCATCTATAAGTACCATATCTATTTGAGATAATTCCTTTTGATAGAATCTCATATTTCTCGAAATAGATTGAACCATACCTATAGTAAAGTTACTCCAGTTTAAAACCTTGCCTTGAACAAAAGTGATATCTTCTCCGGGAAGATATTGCTTAAATTCTTCTCTAGCTTGATTTAACCAATCCGAATCATTAGTTATTAGCAAAGTCTTTAACTGCTTCTTATAGGATAAATATAAAGACGACATGATAAGTGTTTTACCTGCATTAACAGTGTAATCTAATACGCCAATATGAAAAGGTGTATTCCCTATCTTATTATTGATAACTGCCTTAACAGCTTTCTCTTGCTCTGGTCTTAATTTATATTTGCCTATATTCGTAACTACTTTACTGACTTTAGGTAAAGGTTGTCTCATATCTACAACTTTAGGTTTAATCCCCATCTCAATACACATATCGTATACTTTGGGAAGTAAACCTATTTTAAATTGCCCAGTCTTGGTGATGTAATGAATCTTACCGTCCCAATTCTGCATACCTCTTTGCCTTGTACGTAAGTAGAAAGCATTTGGATGTCGAATAGCGAACTCATTATAAAGTTTTTGTGCGAACTTAAGAGGTAAGTCGAGTTCGCACATATTCCCATTCTGTATGATTATCCTACTCATTTGATAATTACCGTTACACCCTTAGTAGATTTATCCATACCCATTGCTTCCTTGAGAAGTTTAATATGATGCTCCTCATCCGCAATCAATTTCTCAAGGAAATAATTCACGTCATCGTAATCTGGGCGTTCTTCGTATTGAGCAATTGCTCTTTGAATTTTCTTGTAGTGACCAATAGTTTCTATCTCGGAATTCAAAGCAATCTTTAAAGCTTGTTCCCAAGTAGAACCAATCTCAATCGTAGGATTAATATTCATGGTAGAGTAATCCTCATAGGGATCTGCCTTTTGTAAAAAGTCCGATATCTTATCAAGGTGTCTCATCTCTACCAAACCAATACCCAACATCAATTCTGATATTTCTTCAAATCTAGAAGACTGTTGGGTATACATAATGATGGCACTTAGTTCTGAGAACTTGGCATTCTTCCAAATCACATAGAACATATTAATTATCTCATCAGGCCATGGTTCGATATCCTTAAAATCTGGATAATCCACGGATTGGTCTGAATACTTGAGGACATCTATAAAAGCATTAGCTGCATCCTCTACTCTGTTTCCGAAAAATTGTAAACCTTTCATATCATTTTCTTATTTTATCCCAAAGGGAACCTTCAACTTCTGGTTCACCTTCAAGTAGTTGTTTATTCTTATATTTATATAAATACTTATTGTATCTTTCAATTGCTTTATCCGTATACATTTGTGCAATATCCGGTAACCCATTGCACCATGCAAGAGATTCAAACTGAGCATCGATGAAGGTCTTATAATTCCAGCCCTCCTCTTTTAGGAATTCACCTACCTTTGCAAAGTGTACATACTTCTCGGGTTGATTTTCATAAGACTCATATATACCAGTTGCCTTAGCAATCTTACCTATGAAATAATCATGTATCTCTTTAGTAAGTTCTAAATCTGAATGTTGTAATTCTATCTCAGCATCTATCTGATTAGTAATGTTCTCCTGCATGGATAATAACCTTTGCATAACATTACGATAATCAGTCATCCTCTTTAACCCAGTCTCAATGTATTTAATAAAACCTTCCCGGGTATCAAATTTGAAATCTTCACAGAAGTTATTACATACTTCTGCAAGCTTTTTACAATTTGCCCATTCTCGAGAATTACTTTCGTTTATTTTACGAACCCCTCTATGCTTTAACTTTATACGAGTTGCATATAAAATATCAGCAACAAGGGCAGCATCCCCCTTAGATGCTAGTAAAATGTTATTAACTCTCTTAGTATTCTTATTGTTAGAAACTAAGACTGCTCTATGATTTATTGCCTCCTTTCGAGCAATAACAAAAAAAGCCTCAACTGGGAAATTATCTACCTCTAGGGTATTTAATATTTCCTCAAATTGAGACTTAGTTATATGAATAGATGGTTCACGCATAAATATATTATTTTATAATATAATAGGAACTCCCTATTTCAATGAGTTTCTGATTGATATCAATTCTTGATAACTTTGGTACCTGGTAGCATATACTAACTTAAGTGTCTGACTTCTCCCTAAATCATTTACGTCTTTTCCGTCTGGTAAAAACACCACCTTGACTTTTTTATATGCAACAAGCTTGAGAGCCAAGTTGATGGCATATTCTTTTGCGTCTGGGTCCAACAATATAATAAATCTTTCGCATTGGGATTTAAGTAACTCATTGACTTGGAATGCAGATATAGCTTTGCCCATTGTGGCAATTGCTCTATCCCCAATTGTGAGAGCATTAAGTGCCCCTTCGCAAATGAATACCGACCGATACATCTCCAACGCATCATGATTAAAGATGATAAATTGTTTTCCCAAACCGGTGATGTCTTTGTCTGGGTTATTATATCTGGGCCCTTTGCCGATAACATTTCGAGCATTGTAATACCTAAGTTGTCCTCGATAATAAAACGGGATGATAAGGTACCCATATGTTGAGCCGCTTGTTCCATAGCCGATACCGTATCTTGAAAACTTCTCAAGGCTAAATCCGCGTTTCTTGATATATCCCCGAATGCTTTTTGCAAGTTGGCTATCCCCGAGCGAAATGTTTCTAAATCCCTCAGGGAGATATACTGGCTTACTTTCGGCAAGTTCGATTTTCTCTTCCTTAAACTGTAGTTCATCAAATTGGCCATTGTTCAAAAAATTAATTAGTTCATGGTACTCAGTAAATCCTTCTATATCCATTATTAGTTGAGCAGGAGAAGGATGGGCATTACATCTAAAACAATTGGTTCTATACATAGAAAGGTTAACTCCCAACTTATGTTCTCTCCCACAATAGGGGCAAGTTGGTATACGCATCCAGCCATGCCTATAATCATAACCCCCTAATCGTTTAACGAAGTAAGTTCTTAGTCTAGATTTAAACTGGTTTGTTATTTTCATATCTTTTCTTCCCGCATATATTACAGTAATACTCTACATGACGTTTCTCATAATACTGGGCTTTCCTTCTCCCGCCTTTCTTAGAAAAAATTGCCCTACGAGGTCTCTGTTTAAACTCAGTCCAATGAACTGCTACCCATTCATGATAACCCAACTTACATCTAAATGTCTCCAGTAGTTCTTTCCCTTTTCTTAGAATCCGCATCCGGGTTAGTATTCTTTTTAAATTGTTCATCCAACTTACTACCATATACTTCATCATATTGTTTACGTTGTTCCCTTGTAAATTCCGTACATCTTTGCCTTTCGACATCGCATTTGAATAATGCTCTACCGGAAGGAAGACCATCCCTTTGTACTACTATCTCAGCTCGAAGAATATTATCTTTCTCTTCTTGCTCAGTAGAGTTAAGACCCATGATAACCTGGGCATTACGAACAATGGCAATTGAACCAGAGATATCATTCTCATCATACCGAGTAAGCCTATGCTTTTTACCTTCACGAGTAATGTGATGAGCAGTCCATATAATGTCTAAATGTAATTCCTCTGCCAGATTCTGAAGATCTACGTATACATTAGATATTCTTTCGAAATCTTCCCTATCCCCCGCTATTGATGCAAGTTTACCAGCGTAGTCAACCATAAGAACTTTAATATCGATTCCTTGATTACGAAGTTGAATTATCTTTTCCCTTATATAAGTGGTATTAGTAATCATTGCTGGTACACGCTCAACCACTAATTCAACTCCAAACCTTGCAAGTTTCCTTAAATGCTTTGCCTCAAGTTTATCATATTCACCCGAGTATAATTCCTTCTTGGTTTTATTAATACTGGATTGAATAAAACGGTCCATGATTTGTTCTTGGCCATTTTCTGTATCAATATATAATACTGACTTCTTCATTCTGAGATAACCTCTTGCAAGGTTTACCATAAAGAAGGTTTTCTTTGCCTTGGGTTTATCTAGTATCACATTAACAGAATGCTCTGGATAACCTCCTGCATTAGTTAGTTCATTCAACTGCCTAAATGGGCAAGGTATAACTGAAGGTTCTGATTGTCTTCTAAACTGTCTCTCGGTAATATCCCGAATCATATATAAAGGTTCATCTTCTTTCTTAGGTTTACTTTTCTGAAGTACCTTTTCAATCTTCCTCGAATACTCTTCGTATTGTTCGAAGTTATCCAAATCGAAGGAATCATTTAAGTTCTTCATCTCAACATAAGTAGAGAACTGATATATCTTTTCTTTTATATAATCAGAATCCGATAGGGGTATATGATAGAGATTACTTATTAGTTTATTGATATTGGGTATATCATCTTTAGTTACCAAATCCACATAGGTTTTAGATTCTAGTAACTCTTTTAATACTTCCTTTAGAATATTCTCAGAGGGCATTCTGCCTTGCTTCTTAAAATATTTTGATATACCCTCGAAGATAAGGGAGTGTTCTATGAGAACCAGGTAATTGGATTTAATCCTTTTGAGTACTAATCCTCCTTCCTTATCTTTTAAAACAAACCTGAGTATCTCGAACTGAAACTCAGGAGAAAAACTGAACTTGATGTTGTCTTTAAATTTCTTCATATCTATATTGCAATATTATATAAACTAATAGATTTTGATAGTACCGAGATAGTTCTAAGTATGTTGACATCTATCTAGAAACTACTAATCCACTACCTTAAGCTCCCGAATATTTAATATTATTATTTTATATAAGAAAAAATACTTATATTTGCATAACGAATATTTAAAAACATGGGAAAAAGTAAAGGAAATAACGGTTCAGAGCTTCATCGATTAAAACCTATGCAAGAATATGATGAAGCTACTTTCAACAGACTTTATAAAGTTTGTAAGCCAGTAATTAGAAACCTTACCAGACAGATTGATTATAAACGGTTTAATCTTACACCGGATATTATCCAATCTTATTTCTGGGATAAGATGTTATTTGTTTTCAACAAATACTATGGTGAATGTACTGAAGAACATCTTAAAGCAAGAATCCTTGCATCACTTAGTACATTCAAAAATAAATTGCTTCGTTCGGCATACGGAGAACAAGCAGAGTATAATCAAAGTCTCTTTAAGCTTGATGATTTATTCGATAATGATAAAGAGTTAGAGGATGATAGTGAACAAGAGAAAGCTAAATCCGAAATGCTTGATATGATGTATAAGTATATGAAGGATAAACTTTCTCCCGATGCCTATCTCTTATTTGAGGTATTACTAACTCCTCCTCCTTTTATTAAAGAGAGACTTGGAGATAGTACTCGAATTACCAACATAATGCTTATAGAGTTTTTTGAAATGCCTAAGACTAATGATTCCATGAGATATATCTCAGAACTTAGGCAAGATATCCAATACTGGGAAGATAGAGCTAAGGAAGAACTTAAGTATTAACACAAAAGAAAAGGGGCGTTTCCCAACGTCCCTTTCCCAACGGATTTTCAAAATCAACTATGCAAACACGATTTGTAAAGTGTCCTAATACTAATAACTAATTCAATCTATATTATGAAGTGGAATGAAGTTACTTATGATGATATCTTTTGGATATATCGTAATGTAATAGTCGGTGGTAATTTTTCGATATTCAAAGTCTCTACCGAAGTCTCTTGTAAGAAACTTTCACCAAGCAAATTCCAGCTCACTACAATAGCACCATCTTGAATTCCTTTGGTTGGAGTTCCTCTACCAAAGTCACCATTCAAACCTGTCTCCCTATTAAAGAAGGATTGAGGACGAACGTTCTCCCAGTTGTTAGCATTATCCTGTTTACCTTTAGATACACCAAGAGCATGTCTATGCTTAGGCAAATCATCACCCTTAATCTGGATAAGGAAGTTACCCTGAGTAGGCGTATAGTAATCACCCACATTCTGTAACATAGTTTCATCACCAATCTGAATACCTCCAGCTTGGTAACCAATAACTATTCTACCAGCTACCTTAGTATATTCTGCCCAACCATCGGGTATTACATCGGTTTCCCAAAGAATAATAGAACCGATTGGTAAGTTAGCAGTACTCAGAGATTCAGAGAATTCTTTTCTGATAGCCTCAATTTGACTATCAATGTATTGCTTGATATTTAACTTAGTACCCGATTCATCTACTACTGGAAAGCCTGAATTTATCTGTTCTACTCTTTTCACTGATTCTTTCATCATACTCTGGGCAGCAGTAGTATAAGGGATTTCTTGGAACTTACCATGATAGGGTACGATAGCAAAGTTCTCATTTCGTTTAGTCATTGCATCAGTACCCTTACCATATACTCCGATAAGAACAACGGAAGTTTTATTATTAGAGTAATAAGGGCAAGCACTCTCTACCATCTCTAGAAGATTGCTATAGGTCATATCGTAATTAGAATATACATCATTATTAATGATATCCGGTGTACGATTCTCTTCGGCAATCGGATAATAAATATCCAGAGACTTTTTAAACAAGGTGTAGAAGCTTTCGGAGGATTCATTCCAATAAGCTACAAAGTCTACTGGATTATCTATTGGTTCAGAAATAGTAGTATGTACTGCAAAGAGTAATACTTCTTCTGTTGAACCTTGGGTACCTTGGATATTCTCAATGGTAAGGGTTTGTTCATCAGATATAAATACATACCCATCCCTTGAAATACACCCAAAGTTTACATCTGGCAATTCCCCATCTTCTGAAGCCTTTGCCATATACCTTGCCATAATCCTATCCTTGATTACATTGGCATACTTACTTCCAGCAACTCCCTGAGGAGATACCACTAACTTGTTACCATTTATGGTAGCTGAGCCAAATCCACAGAATGGTCCTAAACCAGAAGGAGCAGCAATTGCCTCTGCTGCTTCCTTTGATTTAATAATACCTTCATACTTAAAGTACGTCTTCATTGTCCTTAGTATTTTTAAATTGATTTTTCTGTTCTGACATATCTTTAAATGCTTCACCTACATCCTTGAACTTGAGGGTTAACAATTTAAAGAGTATTCTCCATATACTGTACCGTTTCTTAATACCATGTATTTCACAGATGTGTCCATATATACTATCTACTTCGAAACAGTAGCATATTACCATAACCGTTATTGATACCACTATTGGGTTCATCCCATAGGGTTCCCCAATAGCTTTACCAAGTACAGCACCAAGTAGAACATAACAGATATAATCTACTATTTTGTTTAGAGTTCTTCTTCCAGCTCTAGATTTTCGAATTTCGATTTTCTGTAACCTACTTGCCGATAACCCAAACCATAAATCTGATAGGATTAGAATTATTGCAAGAATTATCATCCATCTCAAATCATACAAGATTTGTGTACACTCTCCCAATATACCCACAGTGAATGTCTTGAATAAAGACTGAGTTGTGGTCTCTGTTATTCTATCGATTGTTGAATTTACCATTGTTCTACTATTTGCCAAGATTGATTACTGTAAGTTGTAATGGTAAATGTTTTCTCTGAGAGGTCATCATGTTCCCATTCTAACTTTTGAGGACTAACACTTAAAAGGTCTGCATCTACTACGGTGAACTTAGTTCTCTTCGAAGTATCTACCACTGATTCGAATATATACTCTCCAGCTTGTGCAGTTACAAATTCATAACCAGCACCACCTGCGTCATAAGTAGTTACTTTACCAACTTCCCTTATTCGACTATCGAAGTCTGGTTTATTAGAAGTACACTTGATTAAAGTAGATACCTGTTTAACATTCCCCTTTAATTCTGCATAAGGGGGAGTACAAGAAATCTCGATGATTGTAGGATAATCTTCCAATATTACTTGGCATCTTAAAGAAGAACCATCATCCGCTACAAAGGTATAAGAAGTCCCAGCCTTGGTAAGAGTAATCTCTTCATCAAGGTTATAGGTTTCCCCGTTCTCATCACAGGTAGCAGTACCACTTACATTGACCCCATTTTTCATTTCCTCAAGATGGAACTTACAAGCAGACTTCTCATCCAGTAATTGGTATACTGCATAAGTATCATCTATCTGGTCTTCTGGTAATGCCCAGTTGGGTTCTTTCCAATGACTGTCTGTAGCATCCGAAGGTACTATCTTTAATTTATTCTGATATACTACTGGAGAATTATTAACTACCAAAGTAGTCTTAGCAGTAGGGTAAGCTACAGACTGGAAGGTATAAGTCCCTGCCCTATTTGCAGTATATACATAACCATTCTGAGCATTAAAGGTTTCCCCAGTTTCAATTACCCTTACTCTGTAATCATCCCCATTACCAGAAATACGTTGTATCTTTACTGTAGCTTTTGCAGAGCCATTGAATAATGTGACTGTTGGTGGGCTAACAGTAATTCTATATACTGCAGTCTTACCAGATACTACTTCGAATATACCTACACCTTCATCGGTTTCCCTTTTATCCAGTGTACATTTAAACTTATAAGTACCATAACCATTAGCAGTAAACTTATCACCGTTCTTAAACAACTTAGTATCACCAATTAGCCTACAATATAGTTCACCAGTAAATGATTCTGGGTAATTCGATTCGATGGTAAGAGTGGTAGTAGCATCCTTGATACTTTGCTTATTCCCAACTCTAAATTCAGAAGGTGTACATCTTACCTTATATGTAATCTCTTCTCGAGTTACAACAAAGGAAGTTTGCTTTACTGGGAACTCTACAATCTCAAAGATGTAGGTACCAGGCTCTGAAAATTCCCAAGTTGAGCCAGAGACTTTCACTATATCAGTACCGGATAATCGTACATTACAGGTTTTCACGGTACCCTTATAGGATACGTTTGCCCTTACTACTGTACTTACTTTTAGGTTAGTAGGAGTTATCTTTCCAGTAATAGGGTCACAAGTAATAGAATATACTCGATTATAAGATTCTTGATTAACCGTGATTTGAGTTACCTTAGTAGGGTCTCCCACACTTCTAAAATAATAAGTACCTGCTCTGGGTATATTAAAAATGGAACCACTTTCGTGTTTAGTGTAACCCCAATTTATATTATCACTGGATATCTGATATCTTAGGTCGGCATTTATCCAATCTGAAGTTACAGTTACCTTTACCGGTACTTCATATACCTCTGAAGTAATAAGATTGGGTTGGTCCGGATTTACTAACTCAGCTTTAATTGTATACCCATCATTTACGGTAAACCCATATTGAATATCGAAAGATACATGATAGGGTATGAATCTTTTAAAGAAAGCCTCTACGGCTTCTCTAAATTTTCTGAAAGCTGCCGAGTTCGAAGTATATCCATGACCGGTAAGTCTAAAGGTTACCGGTATACATTGAGAACAATCGAAAGTATTATCATAGGTATACTTATCGTCATAATGGTAATACTGGTCAAAGTGCGGATTACCTTTTACCCAACCATCATAACTATCAGCCTTTGCAGGGTCAGTTACTACGCAGGTTAACCCATACAGCCTCATCATTATTTCGAAGAACTCAGAGGTACCTCTTATTTTAAAAAGAGATATCGAATACTTCAGGATGTTTCTTACTTGAGTACTGGTTAAAGTAAAGGGTCCCTCCTTTGGTATTATCCAAAGCTTAGATAACTCTTGGAGTTTATCATCGGAGTAGAACCCATTAAAGTACTCTGCCCATTTCTGTGCATCTATAGTGTTCCCATAAGCAAAGGGCATTTCTCCGAGGAATTGCCAAAGGAAATTGAGATACATATCCGGAGCCTTATCTATATCGATAATGTCCAAGATATTCTCAATATCCTTTGTAATGTAATCTTCAAAATGCTCTCCACAAATTTCTAGAAACCTCTCTAAGATGCCTTTGCCATTTACCTTATAGGTATCTTGAGCTTTATACTCGAATGGCAAAAAGTCGATTAGATTTTTGAGGTTTATCATTATACAATTTCTTTTACGGTTAAAGTCAATTGTGAAGCATTTTCGAATACTGGTAAATTAAAGCCAGGGTCTTCATAGTCATGGTTAGGTTCTGATACCGTAATAGAATATCTGTAACCAGACTGATAATTATTGTTCTGAATATCCAAAGAGAAGTCAAAGCCATTAGCCTTATCTATTACCTGTATAGAATTACCTACAGTACCAGTAGCCATATACCCATTTGATACAGAACGTACAGTAAAAGTAGTTGATGAATTGAAGGTAATATAGTAAGTCATAGACCCTTTAGCCTTATTCAATTTAAACTGACCCAAGTTCAATTCTTTATTACCATAGAGGGTAGTAGGCCAAGGTTTAATATAGAATTTAGTAAGGTGAAGGTAATCTACTGTTGATAAGTTATCTATTAAGGCATAGATATCTGATAACCTTACGCTTCCACCTATCTGAGCTTGCTCTGGAGAATAGGCATTGTATAATGCTGTAAGAATTTGAGTTTGTATCTCTGCAGTCTTATAAGACTTCTTACCGGTAACATCCATCTCTAGAATAATCTGAACCTTGCCTGCAGATTTAACCTTCAACCAAGTAGTCATAGGAGCCCTTTGGGATAATAAATTATATACCCTATTAATTAATTCAGAAGAAGCAACTGCTCCACCATCTGGGCTAATATATATAGTAAGCTTTCTACCGCATTCATAATCGGCTTTAGCTTTGTTTACCCCATCAACTAACATAGCTAAACTTTCGAAATCCTCTTTGGTAATTGCTACTCCCAAAGTCTTTACACTCAAAGGTATGTGTTCCTTGAGCATGGTAAAGTTTTCGTAGTTTGAACCGCCTCCAGCATCATAAGCATTACTTACAGTAGCATCCGTAATTGAGGAAGATATTACTGAAGGTACAGAAGTAATAGTATTACTCTTTACATTACCCTGAGTACCATTGGTTAAGTAGAATACCACATTGGTTATTTTTGCTCCTGCTGCAGGCTTCTTACCAAAGGTACCATCTCCAAACATTATATAAGGATTGAGTGCCTCATCTACTGAAACCATGAAATGCTTATCTGTGGGTTTGGATTTTGCAAATGTATCTACTAATACCCAAGTTTCCCCCCCTATCTGTAATGACATAGAGCCTTGTTCATAATACTTACCATTGGGTAGAGTACCAAGATGAATTATAACTCTATCTCCAGTGGGTATTACCATATTATTGAGAGCGCTTGCAGTATACTTCTCATGTTGTATAATTGGTACTTTACAAGTGGTTACATTTGAATACCAAGTTACGTCTCTGGCAGATAACCAGGAATTACCACTAGAATCTGTAAACAGAGTACCCTGAGGTATAGTTAATTTAGCACCAATAGAATTACCCGTAATGCTTCTGGATAAGATTACATCTACGGTAGCTGCAATCGCTGCCCGAGCATGGTAATCTACCAATGCCCCATGTTTAACTACCGAATCATACCTCCTTGCAGTAGATAGGAAAGTTTCCCTTGCCATGTTATCTACGTAGTAATGAAGTACTTCGGCAATTGCCGCAAACAATGAGAGGATAATAATTAAGATGTTCCCCTCCGAATAATCCGTTATGAGTTTCTGACCTTGAGGGTCTTTGAGTCCCATAAGGGATTCAACCAGCTTGGCCTTAATCTGTTGATAAGACCTCTGGTATGGGTTAAGCCATTTATTTGTGATTCCCATATTATTGTGTATTTAATGAATTATCCGAACTATCATAGGTGATATCGAGGTACTGACTAGAATTTGTTCCATTTACTACATAAGATACTTCTATATGTATTTTTGCATCAACTCTAGTAACTGTGATACTTTGGAAGGTTATTCTCTGTTCCCAAGCACCTATGGCTTGTTTTAAAAACTCTTTAATTATAAAACTTAGGGCTTGTGAGTTTGGCTCCTCAATACATTGCCATAATTTACTACCAAAGTTTTCCTGTCGAAATCTCTGGCCTATCATGTAGTATAATATTGAACTTATATTATCTCTGATAAGTTTAAAATCCCCATTTACTGGGTACCAACCTCTTTCACCCTTTTCATTAGTTGTAAGTTGGATAGGATAAGTTACACCTATACCAACTAAGTCTGTAAAATAATTCTTTTCCATTAGTGTATGCAGGTTTTATCCTCATAATCGTCTACAACGAATTGTGAGAAAGGTTTAGTTGCTTGAGTTAGAGTTGGACCTGAAGAACCTGGTCCAGTAGTTACACCTGAGTGTACATGAGAATTGAACATACTGCGAAGTTGTTCTAGTTCTTGGATAGTTTGATTTAGTTTTTCGGTTAATTGAAAAATATTGATTACTCCACCATTTTCTCCAGTATTAAGTATCACTGAATCGCCAGAAGATACATTTATATCTCCCTCGGCATTTATTACTATCTCTTTCTCCGAACGAACATTTACAGGCCCATTGAAATGTAAATTGAGTTCTCCGTTATCATCATCTATGACTATTAGGTTTCCTTCAGGAGTAACTATCCCCATTTTATTAAGACCATCTAATGGTTGAGGTATTTGGCTCATTCCCCAACCATGGTATTCCCAGAGTGGTTTAGTTGGATCTCCAAATTCAAAAGTAACAAATACCATATCTCCCACTTTAGGAGCTAAGAATTTAAAACCTGAACTAATTGAACCATGTTGTCCTTTAGGATATGCCCAAGCAAATACTCCCCCCATTACCTCTGGAACACATACCTTTACTCTATTCATATGTTTCTCTACATCGTCATTATCAATAACAATGCCTCGATAAACAGAGTAATACCGACCAAGACCCTCTAAGCCTTCGTCGGTTATTATCTTTGCTGTTTCGTAACTCATACCCTTATTTTTCTACATAGATTTGACTTGCTATTCGCTTATGCCTTTTAGTTATGTCTCGGTATACTCGATTAGCTATGGCCATATAATTAAACTTAACCCCATAATCTTCAGGCACTTGGATTTGTTTAACTGATACCTTGCCCGGGATTAACTTACCCTTAGAGGTAACTGTATTACCTGTAGATAATACTATACCCTCTGCCAAGGCTTGAGGATTATCGGCATTTACTTCAGTATAATAAGCCTTCTTTCGAATAAACTCAGCTTGACCCTTGATATCAATTATGTCCCCCTTATCATTCAAGAAATGCTCATTGTAATATACCTTCTCATTATAAGTAAAGTTAAGATTAAGATTCTGAGAAGTACTTAGGGCTTTTTTATCTTGCCCCTTTTTAGTTTTAGCATTAGCTTTAGCATCATTAGCTACGATGTTTTGAGTAGATAAATCAGTTTTAGAAGTTACAGAGCCAGACTTGGAATTGTTCTTTACTAATTCCATATTAGTTATATACCCTTGACCGGCATCCATAGAATGAGTACACTGTTTTATATACCAAAGCCCTGACCAACGTTTCCCTACATTATCTATTCGGATTATTTGGGAAGTTGCTAGCATAGGTCTACCCACTACCTGAAGTTGACATACTAACCTTTTCTCAGTTTGCTTTAAACCACCATTGGCATTAGCATTAGCTGCCCAAGCATACTTATCGGCACCACCGTATCTACTAAATAAATTATGGTAAAGTTTATAAAGAGGTACCTTGAGATTTACCCTTTTCATATGTCTTACCTTAACCCTCTTACCATATTGACCTTGACCATAACCCTTAGTAGTATCAACTTCCATATCGGATAATACTTCAGTATAGGGGTCTTTCTTTAAAGCTTCGAAACCTCTCTCTGAAGCAGGTAATATTCCAGCTTGAAAATTGATACCAGAAGCTATACCCGCTCCTGCTTGTTTAGAGGTATAACCCTCTGGGTCATAATCTAAGGGGTCTACATACTCTTCTACCATAAATTCCATACCATCTTCATCTTCGAAAAGATACATTTCGCATTCTAATAGCTTCTTAAGATTAGCTTCTAACTCTTTACCATTTTTAGAATTTTTTAGTACTTGCTTAAGGGCATTCTTCTTATCATCAGGTAACTCGTTGGCTGCTTGATTAATGGTAGCTCGTACTTCTTCGGTAGACATTTCATCAAATCTCCTTTGCTTACCTGCTTCATAAGCACCTACTGGACCCACTGCTTCATATTCTTCTACTCTCTTTTTATATTCTGCAGTTTTTTCCATGTTATACTGAAGCTGAGTGTCCCAAGCATCCATTACCTCTGTAGGAGTAGTAGGATGACTTCTATAATCTTCAAACCCATTGCCAGTAATATTAGACACCATAAGGTTATCTACCTGAGCCACAAGAGGTCTTAAAGCTAATGGAGGTTTATCCTCTGGCTCATTTATATTAGTTGATAATACCGATAAATCTTTACTATCTGGGTCTAGAGATGGAGCTAATACTGCTTTAACTCTTTTAGTTATTTTCTGAGTAGCAAAAGATACTCTAAGTACTTCCCCATTCTCTCCTTGATATGTATAAGTACATACCGGTTCTTCATGGAATTTCCGATTATGTATATAGATAACACCATCCCTTGAATCTACATACCAAGGCCCATTAGTGTACCCTTTCATCTTCTGTTCTAATTGAACTAAGACGTTCTTGCCCACTAATCCAAAGTCACTATCAATTAAAGCTTTCAAGTCTTCTGGCATAGCTACTTCTGCTACTCCACTGTATTTGTTAGCATAGAGTACTTTACCAGTAGTAGTACGGGTATTCTCTGTGGGTACCTGTAGTGACTCGTATACTTTATTACTTATTATCTGTTGTTCCATTACTGAAATATTTCTATGATTACACCAGTAGCATTCCCACAGCCATTGTCTAAATAGGTAGATAATTTATAGCCTTCCATATCCGAATGGACATAAGCAGGTTGATATCTTAAATCCCCTGAAGAATCAATGCACTTAATAGTTACATGAGTACCTGTAGAATCAAATACGGCTTCGAATTCCCTTACCTTAATTATTTTTATGGGCCCAGATATAAATTGACCATCTGGGTATATATATCCCCACTGAAGACAAATATTTTGGTTCTCTTGAATCTCAGCAATGTCTACAGTATCGGGATTACCCGTATCGAAAGTAATGGTAGCCAAGTTTTCTTTCTCTTCATCGTATCTATAACTCCAGGTACTTATATACGCTCCAAGGGGTATACCTGTAATAGGATTCATTATGGGCATACCTCCAAAATTGAAAAGGGCCAAATATGGTTGGCCCATTCCCTTATACAATATAGGTTTCTGTTTAGCTGCCATAAGTCGGTATTCTTATTAGAGTTCCCATTTCTAATTCCTTAAAAGGATTCAGTATCTTATTAGCTTCAGCTATAATGTACCACTTACCAGAATCACCATAGTACCTGAAAGCAATGTTCTGCAAGGTTTCCCCATCTTTAACGGTATGTTGAATATCGTTAGAGGATTCCGGTACTACTGGAGGTTTAGCTTCTAAGGAATAATCCCCATCGTTATACTTCAGAGCATAGGCATTATTATATGGGCTAGCTCCCTTTAGGTATTGGTTAACATCAATCATATTTAATACCTCCTGTCTTTTTAAGTGAATCGGAATTTATAAAATCTCCATAGGATAAGTTATATGCACTTACTCTCTTGAAAATTAATTCTTGAGTTGCTGCTGCAGGCAATAACCTACCATTACCAAAAGTAGCTGGCTTTCCAGGTACCCTTATTCGATAACCGTTCTGAAAGTTCTTCAGAGTATAAGTTGCTGAGGTAAGGATATAATTGTGGTTATCGAATATACCAGAATCCCCCCACTCAATCTTAACAATCGGGGGAGCAGCCTGGTAGCCATTAGATTTAGACCATGCCTCTAATAACCTACATTTATTGATTACCTCTTCTGGATTTTCTGGGTCATTACAGTACCAAGACACATTGAATTGAATAATGTCTTCAGCACCAGTAAAGTGATACATTGGTACATTGCGACCCATTGATTTAATGGTGGCCCATGTGGTTTCTCCTCTAAAGTCTATTTCTGGAGGTCTATTCTGTAGGGTAATATATTGAGTGGGGTTAACAGTCATATTATATATCCTTACCTCATTCTGATATATAACATCTGCTTTAGCCTCGAAGTTTCTGTAATTAGTAGTATTCTTATTCCCCTTTGCTGGGTCTACTCCCTCACTCTCCTCTAATCTCGGGAATTGTAATTCCATTCTCCATTTAGCCTGGAGTTGTTTGTTTAGAATAGGGTTCTTAGACGATATTTGAGCTTCTCCGATTACTCCATTGGGAGTATAGAGTTTACCCTTTTGAGCATCATCTTTGGGAAGAGTAGAAAGAGTTCGATTGAGTAATATCCGAGCTCTCCATAGCTTATTTAAGGGACCAGTAAGAACACCTGCCGTATCTCTTGTAAGGTCATTGTATTTTTCAACAACCTTACCTGCTGCTTTATTTAATACTCTAGCCATAGTGTTTTAGTTTTATATTCCCATTACAAATGCAGCTCCAGTAAAATCTTGTTGAGAACCTGGAGCATAATCTCCAACTGCTTGACCATCTACTGAGATATTGATACGAGAATCTCTCATACCTTCTTTAATAGCTAACCTAACAGCATTAATAAATCTCTCTTCATTCTGGGCTCTAATGGTAGTTGGGTCTTCTTTCTCTTTATTCTGAGCTTCAGTATTCCTATCTACTGAATTACTAAGGTAACTAATACCCTCAATTAATAAAGGAAGACCTACAGTAATTGCTAATCCCCAGGGTCCACCGAGTAATCCCATAAGTCTACCACCTATAGAGGTTAAACCTTTTATAGCACCTTGCCTAGCCACTTGACTACCAACTTGGGCACCTGCTCCAGCTAAAGCCCCTCCAGCTAAATTACCCGCCATAGTAGTTGCTAATGGTACTCCAGGATTTGGTGTCTTAACATATCTTCCGGTTTTAGTGTTATAAAATCTACCAGCAGAATTCATACCAATACCGCTTGACATCATTTGGAGTTGAACCATGGTTCTCATAAGGTTAACCATCCTTACCATGTGTGCTTCCATAATGGCAAACTGAGTATTAGTTTTTATTGCTGCAGCAGACATACCTTCAGTAGAAGCAGTAGCAATAGTCTGTAAATACCCAACAGACCTAATAATACCTCTTACAGTATTAAATCCTGCAACAATAGTACCTACTACTACTGCAGTAGCTCCTACTCTAAGACCAAAACCTCCAACCCAAGTTTCTGAGATAGAATTAATTACTTTGATTATAGAGTTACCCACATTTAGTACTGGGGTAAAGATTCTACCCAAAGCTGCACCTGCGGTAACTGTTAAGTTCTCTATACTTGATTCGAATTGGTCAATTACACCTGCATCAGTTTTAAGACGTTCTTCATTGAGTCGATTTACTGCCCCAATGTTTTGGTCATAAGTAGCAAGTATCTTACCCATCTTATCTCTACCAGAAGCAATATCCCTAAGTACGGGGAGCATACCACGATTACCACGAACTCCAAAGATATTGAAGAAAGTTGGTGTTTCAATTCGTGAAGGTAAATCTACTGCAGCCTTAGCAAACTTCTGATAGATAGTATAAAGGTCTATAAGATTACCCTGAGCATCGAAGAATTCATCGGGACTTAAGCCCAAGTCTGCTAAAGCGTTATAGCCTTTCTTTTTTTGGTTAACAAGAGATAGTTGTAAGTAACGTATCATATTGGCCAGTGAGGTACCTGCCATAGAACCCTGTATACCCATATCACCCAATACACCAATAGCAGCAGCGGTTTGCCGAAGGTCTACTCCAGCAGTTGCCATATCTGCTCCTGCATAAGATATGGACTGGGCTAAGTCTGTTAAAGATATATTTGCATTAGTAACTGCAGTATATAAATCATCGGTTACTCTAGCGGCTTCCCCCATTGGGATTTGGTACATTGACATGATATTAGTCATCAAGTCAGCTACACCACCTTTCTGTCCCACGGGCATTGTAAAGATTGAAGCCAGCTTAGATGCTGGCCCAATCATCTCTTTAATAGCATCGAATTTATTACCTGCCATAGCCAGGTATCTTTGTCCTGATGCAACATCCGAAGCCGTAAGAGGAGTTATCTCATTGACATCCTTTGCCAATTGTAACATCTCCCTTTGTTCTGCAATGGTAGCACCAGCAATTTTCGAAGCAGTCCAAACTTCATTCTGAACACCCGCAGAGTATTTATAGGCCCTTGCCATTCCCCCTACGAGCTGCATTCCGAAGTCCATTGTATTAGAAGCTGACATCTGTATACCCCTATTCCAGGTATTCATATCATTCATCATTGTTCTGAATGACCCAGATATCTTGCCAGCTTCTTGAGAGAATCGGTCTTTTAAAACCATGGCAACACCGACCTCTACTATACTCCTACTGGTATTCATAATTTATTTTCTTTTCTTTAATTGTTTATAATATTGCTCGGCCATTTCCTTGAATATTTTCCTTATTCGATACGGAAGACGTAAAAAGCCGAAATAGTCTAAGGCTATCTCGGCTCTGGTGATATAAACAAAATCACTCTCTAACATTACTCTTCCGTCAGGTAGAAAAAATTCGGTGCCCAAACTATAGGATAAGTTCTTTCCTCTCCAGTGGTTGGATTAGTGATGTGAGACTCACCTTTGAAAATGGGGTCCATAGATAAGATATGCTTTCTCATCTCAGCCATATCCTTTGCAGTAAATGGGGTAAAGTTTTCTACCTTTTCCCAACTACCATCAACCTCTAAGTAAAGGTTCCGACAAAGAAGAGGAGCATTCTTAGTTTGCTTATCCAATGGCAACTTCATGAAATCTTGTTCCCCCTTACCCGTCATACAATCGAATTTAATCTTCTTGCCAGAGGAGAGAACATATTCATGGTTTATCAATCTAACCCCTTCTGGATAGTAAGGGATAGCATCGGGCTTTTGATTCAAATCATCCTCAGTTGGAGCAGTACCGTAATCGAAAAGGAACTCATGAAGGTCTTGGCCATAAGTAACTTTACCTCCATTCTCTTTGCCCCAATCATATTCAAATTCTACCTCATCCCCCAAAGAGAAGATACGAGAATTAAAGATAATAGCATAGCGGTCATTAACCGGTAAGTTAAGGGCATCATCTATGGTTAATTTCCCATTGGGTGTAGCCGTAGTTCTAATTACAATTGCTGCAATGAACTTGGTAAGGTTCATCAAAGTCTTCATGTCTGAAAGGTTACTGAGGATATCCTCATCAGCACCATTCTGTTCTCTGATTTCATATTCGTAACCAGAGGGTCCGGTAAATCTAAATGTTCTAAATTCCATAACTGTTATTTTTAATGTTTACATATGTTCATAGTACTCCTTATAACAACAAGAAAGGGGTGAGCTCCTATCACAGGAATCCCACCCCTCCACCGAATCTTAGTGAAAATAGACTAAGGAATTAGTATTTATCTGCAGTACCAACTGAGAACTCTATGGACTCAATGGTATTCTCTGAAGCCATTCTGTCCAAGTCTAAGCCGGTAATCTTACATGGCCATACCTCTTCGAAGACATGGGTATTAAGAACTGAGACTCCATCTTCGGCAAGTTCGTTTACAATTGCCGTTTCCCAGTATTGGCTTGGTACTAAACCACCACCAACTATGTGGTCCTGGCAAGAGTATAGCCAATCATGAAGCCATGTATCGGAACCTGCAGTAGTCATAAGTTTCTCTACGATAAGATTACCTATAGTAACCCTACCTGCAGTTTTAACGTCTCTATTGACGTCCCCATGAGCAACCTGGTCAATCTCAATATCCGGCAAAGTACAACTTTGAAACAGATAAGTATTGATAGGGTGTTTGGGGAACATGATGCTCCACAAGAATTTCTTCCGTGGGTTTTTTACTTTTGCTCCCATCGTTATATGTTTATAGGTTATTACTTGTTTCTACGATTGATACAGATTTGGATGCCGCATCAATTACAATCTCCATAGTTACTTCTTGCATAGGAACTACATCCTTATACTTAAGGATAGCACGGTACTTACCTTGACGGGCATCTGCCTCGGTATTAACTGAAAGGTCATCCCAAGAAGTTGCATCTTGGTCACCCATCCAGGTATACTCGGTCATGGCATCTTCATCTACCAATGAATCCAGTGTAGGTTTAACCTCCAACCAGATTCTCTTCCAAGTACTCCAAACGTTTGGTTCTTCGATATACTTGTTGAGTACCGGGCGAAGGAACTTCTTCAAATAAAGATTCAGTCTTACGATTGAAAGGAATCTTTCAGAATCCTGTTTTACTTGAGAAGAGAAGCAATGCCATAACATGGTTTGCTTACCTGCATCTGGGGTATCTTTGATTACCATCTCATTGATATAATTCTGAGCAAGTGTGTTCAGTTCATTATATCGAGAAGGTGAACCATAGTTCGGGCATACTGGTCCAACTGCATCCCCAATAACTCCTCGGTTCATTCCAGCAAAAGATTTCCAAGGACCGTATTGAGTAGCAGAAGCATCTCCCAAACCTGCAATGGTACCTACTACATCGGAATCCTGAAGGTTACCGTTTTCGTTGTAGTACTTAAGGCCACCACCAAAATAGGCAATGTACTTAGAGTTACCTACAGTACCGAGGCAAGTCTGTACCCAAGTAACCTGAGCTTTGTAATCTCTAGGTTGTGTACCTTGAGTATAATGGGTCAAGTATTTTGGAACTTCAATATACAGTACCCATTCCATCAACTCTTTTGCCATATCTGCAGCAGCCTTATATACCTTGAGTACATCAGCATCAGCAGTAAGGTGTTGAGAAATATGAGAAATGAATAACTGATAGAAATCCGTATAATCCTTTACCAAGTCCAGAGAAGCAATCCACTCATCAGCAGTAGGTGTAGTTCCAGCACTACCTACAGTACCGGTAAACATCTTCTCTGTATCAGTAGGAGCAGCCCCACCTACGGTAACCGTAACCGCATTTTTGGTACCATCTACACTCTCGGTTAACCATTTGATTAGATTCTCGAAAGATGAGCCTGCTACAACTACCGGTTTAAGATACTCTGAGTTCTTAGCAAATGCACTAAGAGCAAGATAATCTACCGAAGTATTATTGTTATCATCGGCAGTCTTATAGGTTACTACTGGACCTTGTTCAAGTACCTGGCCATTGCCCGAATAGATTTTATAATACAAAGTGTTAGATTGTTTATAAAAACCTACCTGGAAGGTATCAGTACTACCAATTGGGTCTCCATAACCTTTGGTTACCAATCCCAAACTATAGGTAGTTCCCCCAGAAGCAATGGTTATTAATGCTGCAGGAGTAGCAGGGTCTATAGTAGCAGAAGCAAGTGCTATACTTTCTTCTTCGGGTTTAGCAACTGTTTTAGCTTTACCTGCAGTTGCAGCTACTGTACCTTGAGTAGCTCCCTTACCAAGCACTCGAATAACACGAAGCTTAGAACCACCTACAAGTGCCTTTTCGATATTTGATACAGAACCATCTGGTACAATTTCAGAACCATAGATCCTTTGGAACTGAGGGAATGTAGAGATGATTTCTGATGGGTCATCGTATGGACCTTTAGTAGTTCTAGCCAATACACAAGAAACTCCTAACATAGGAGTAGTTTGAAGAACATTGTTGTTCTTAAACTTGAAATCAACATGAGGTGAAGTTGGCATAATTCTATTGTGATTAAAGTTAATTACTCGTTTAATTTATACCTTAGAGTATTGTACCTATCCTTTAGGTACCCTTAACTCTAACATTTCGTTTTCGTTTTGTTCCAATGTCCCAATGAGAACTGATATGTCCTTGATAGGTGTAAGTGTACCTTCTTCCAAAAGCTTTTCTGGGAGAATGCCATCCTTACATATATAAGTGTATACCTTCTCAAGTATTCCATGTTCTACATCTGGATGGTCATAATAATTACCAATCTCAATGAATAGGTTTCCAGTGGGAGCAAGCCTGCCCTTTTCCCATTCTTCTAAGTCATTGAAGTATGGTCTCACATATCCTCTAGCAGGTAAGCCGGTATATAGGATTGTATGTAGCAATCTCATATCTGCTTGTGTTTGAGAAACCAGATGTACATCTATGGTAATATCCTTAGTTTCATAAGGAAATTCTGAAGCTTGGTAATTACCATCCTCAAGTTTATCACCAATGATATATTTATTCACACCAATATCTCCAGCATAATAACCCTGTAGTTCTATGGTTATTCTTGGGAGAGTCTTTGGGCCTTTTACTTGATTATTCCCTATACCAAAAAGTGGTATAAACTTCTTCATACCTTTGATTGCCTCTTGAAATCTTTTTTCGTTTTCTTGAGACAAAGGTAAGAAGTCTTCTGGGTTTAAGGTAAGACCCATTTCCAACATTGTACTAAGTAGAGAGATATAAAAAGTTCTTTCTACTATTTCTTCTGAGTTTACCATTAAAGTCCTAATCTAATATTTAATTGAACACTTTGATTGCCATTGTTATTAATATACCCATTATAAGTTACCTGAATACCTCCAAAACCACTCATTATGGTTTGTAAATGACCAACACAATTTAATTCACTAACCCATTGAGTAGCAATATTTGAAGGATAATCGGTAAGCCATACTTTAAAGGGTATTGGTTCTGAACCAATACCTCCAAGGAATTGACTCTCTATTGTCTTACTTATATCGGTTATCTTAAATTGTTTTACAAATTTAGCAACTTGAATACCGTTGATAAGGTAATACTGATAACCCTTTACATTACTAATCTGAGCAGTACTAATATTTTGACCAAGATTTGGGAATGGTATATTCGGGGTTGGTTCAAAGCCATACTTAGTAGTTCTAGTACCTGGAGATTGAGTTATATTTAAAACTATCTCAGTGTTAGGTTCTTGCTGTAAGATAATCTTAACTATAGCAGTTCTTTCCAAGGGATCATAGTTACTGGGGTTGTGATTTTGATTAGTAGATTTAGTTTTGATAGTAAGCTTACCTGCGGCATTAGCTTCCCCAATTTCTTGAGTTACCTCTAACCAATCTGAAGAGCTTTCAATTTTCCAATCTACAGCCCTATATTCATCTTGAGGCTTATTATTGATAAACTTCTGTTGGTAACTGTATACACCTATTTCTAGGGTCTCACCCCTTTTAGTACCATCGAAAGTATGGGAAGTAGTTTCTGGAGTGATACTAAAATAAGTTCCCCAGGTCTCTACTATTTTAGGAGCGGCCTTTTGTACCAGGGTTACTTCCCTTTCTACACCCTGAACTACTACCTTGAGAACCTGCTCTTTTATATTATTCATGTCTTCGTTTACTGCCTTAGGCTTTACCCTAATAGTTGCAGTACCAGTTCCGGATAATGATGATATTTCGAAATCTGCTGCCATTATATAACCCTCCTTATTTCTTTTCTAATTTCATTACGTATTTCCTTTTGTAAGGCAGCTTTTCCACCAGCAGCCTTAAATGCAGGATTCCAAAGAGGACGAGGTGGTAAATTACCATCTCTACTACCATACTCTAACATGATAGCTATCTGATTCAAAGTTTTTCTTGAAGTCTTACCCGTATAAGTAATCTTCTTAATTCCAATTGGCAAACCGACGAAAGTTCTTTTCTTACCCTTTACTAAAGTAACTGACCTGGCATATTGCCCCGTAAGATTTAACATGGTATGGTCCCCATACTTCTTTATGGTACCAGGAGCATGTGGTGGCCAAGATACTCCGGAACCTCTTGGAGGTACACCAGTATTCAAACTTCGTCTTACTATACGAAGAAGTTGATTACCAAACTTTTCTGTACCTTTCGTATAGCCTTCGGTTAAGATACTTGGAGTTTTGGCAATCAACCTTTCTGCACGAGCTTGTTCTCGTTTATCTACGTATATTTCTAGAGGGCCAACTGGAGTCGATAGTGTAATATTAACCGACTTACTTGGCATAATTCTTACTGTTGTTTAGGTTTATCCAATCCCAGCTCCTGAGCAATTCTCTGTAACAGAGTCTCTTGAGTGGATATTCGTTGGTCCATGTATTGACGGAACTCCTCAAACCCTGGAGCAGGTTTACTTGGAGCAGAAGGTGATTGGTTAATTGAATTGAGAATGTTATCGCATTCAGAAACAATTGCCTCAAACTTTGGTCGATTGTTAAGTATATTCAAGGCATTATGTTTCTGCATAGTAACCTCATTAATTATATTCACTACATCGGTAGTATAATATACACCATTATAAATACCTTCATCAGATTGTGATGGCAAGTATACGGTGAGTTGTTCTTGTTCCATAATTCCTTAGTTTAATGAGTTAAAACGAAAAAAGGAGTACACCTAAAAACAGATGCACTCCTTTAATCATCTTGGTATTTTAAATTACTAAGCTGGCGTTGTAGTACCGGTCTTCAAGGCAGCTACCACTTGATTGACGATGTTCTGGTCTCTCTGAGCATCTATCACTCGATTGAGGCGAGCAATCTCGGTGTCTTTAGCAGTGTTCTCGATGAGGCACTTGATTTCCTGTTGGCCATTCTTGAGGTCACAGCAGCAACGTTCCAACTGAAGAGCCAAGTCAGATTTTACTTCTTTAATCAAGCCTTTGGTTTCACAGCAGCAATCCGACTGTTGGTGTTCCATGTGGCAGAGACGATCCATAACACGGTTGAAGCCTGCGCCCATTTGGTCACGAGAATCTCGGATATCCGAATTAGTTTTGTAACCCAAATCGCAAAGACCTCTTTCCGTAGTGAAACGGTTGTTAAGGATTTCTCTACCAACACCGGCAACATCTTTTGCTACCCCACTGATTTCTTGAGTAACTCCACGAGCAGCATCAGAGATATCTTTGTAGATACCTGCCTTTGCTTCTTGAACCGTAGCTTCTACTTTCTGAATATCAGCTTTTGTGTCATTGATTTTGTCCCATACGGAAACTGCAGCAGCACCAAAGCCACCACCTACCAATGCACCACCAACGGCTCCCCATCCAGAGCCCCAACCGGAATGATCTCTATATCCGCAACCATCGTTACAGCCTCTGTCCGCGATTCAACGCCATCGCCGGCACCTTTTACTTCTACTCCCATAATTGTAAGATTTTAAAGATTAATACTTAGGCTAATTATACATTAAATACAGAATGGTGTTGTATTTTTATTACCCCAAATTAAATACGTATTCATAAGTAATTGTTGCAGCATTCTGAGTTATGTTGACTGTAAGCTCCCAACCCTCATCATCGTTTTCTGCTTGCCTTAATTTAATGGTACCTGACCTTGTTGATTCTACGGTGTTCTCCGTTAAGGTTAAGGTTAACCCATAGGTTCCATTATCACTGGATAGTGTTGTAATGGCTACATTTGTAACCCAACTTGGTTTTGAAGTTACGGTTAAAGCCAAGGGATATCTTGTACTTACCTCAGAACCATTTATTACCTTAGTCTTAAAAGAATAAGCTACATCAACTGTAAAGTTATTACCTCCCAAAGCTGACAATCCGGTTCTAGTGGTAGTTCTTGAACCAGTAGGGGAAGTGAATGCCAAGTAATACTTATAAGATACTGAAGCAGCACTCTGTGTAACTGTGATTGTCTTAGTAGTTGCCCCACTATAGGATGCAGTTACTACACAGCTTCTACTTGAAGTACCCGAGTTCTCCGTAGCAGTAAGTACCGTCTTAGCAGCATTCAAACTAAAACCAGTACCACTTGCACTAACCGTAGGTGTAGCACTCTTCGAAGAACCTGCACTTGTTGACCCTGAACTCCAATGGTTGGTAGTAGGTATACTTACACTGGCATAAATATTAACACTACCTCCTGAATTAGAGATAGAGTATGAACTTGCAGATAAGCTTATTACTGGTGTACCATCAGTAGTACTGGTAATTTTATTCTCTGCCTGGTATACATCGAGAGTTATAGATTTCGATTTACCATTCAGAGATACAGTACAAGTAAGGGAGCCTACCCTTGTTCTAGCCTTTGCAGTAGTTCCCAAAGAACCTGCACTAACTGCAGTACCATAACTAATGCTAGCACCGCTTGTAATTGTGCCTCCTCCAGTTGTAGAACCATTCCATCCCCAAGTCTGAGAATATGAGGGCATAGTTGAGAATGAACTTCTACTTCCTCCACTTGCAGGTATATCGGATACACTTCCTCCACTTACAGTGATTTCACTATAGGTTCTATAACCTGCAGATTGAGAACAACTGATAGTTAGTTTCTTATTGGTTTCTGCCTGAGTTAATACTACACTACCCGACTTTGCCGAAGTAGAAGTATTATTTGCCATAGTTACTGAAGTACCAGTACCGGTAACTCCGGTATTAGCCCTGGTATAACTTAAGGGAATTTGATTACCATAGGTATGTCCATTTCGGTATTCCTGTTTATAAGAGGTTACAGTAAATGTTTTTGTTCCTCCAGTTGCCCCAAAAGACAGAGAAGTGGGATTCACTGAGAATGTTTGAGACCAACTTTGAGATGCTGCTGCCTGGGTAAATGTGAATTCCACGGTTTTACCAGATTCAGATTGAGTAGCCAACCCCTTACCAGACCTTGAGGTTAGGTCTAGATTCTCTGAAGCTTTCCAAGGCTTTTCATCTGCCGGCTTACTATAGTTAGTAATCCAACTTGGTTTACTGTTTATTACGTAATTAACACTAACAGCAGACCCATTAGCTACATTATCCCAATATTTCTGCTTCGTACTGGTAAACCCAAAACTAAAATTAGAACTACTGGGGTTACCTAAAGCATCAAAACTTATACTGGAGTATCTCAAAGTGAATGTATACTTATAAGTTACCTTATGAATATCTTCGAGTTTAACAGCTTCGTTATTACCATAGGAACTAGCATTGGAGATTTCCAAGCCAACGTAACTTTCCCCCGTTCCTGTAGAGGCGAGTGCTAACAATTCAGCCTTGGTAGGGCAGTCATTACCTGTCTTACCAAGGCCTACTTTAGTTTTGACAGCACTCCATGTTGCTATCTCTCCCATATTAATCTACATCTTTAAGATTTCTGAGTTCTGAGATTTCAGCCTTCAAAGCCTTAATCTCTTCGTAAAGAAGTTTAATACCTTCGATTGCCAGAGTAGACATCTTATGGTACTTAACTTGTTTTACCAATACATATTCTTCACCGTCGATAACAACCGTTTCGAATTCCTCAGGATTAGGAACTGAATCCTTAGTTCTTGGGTCTTCTTCCACATAATGGTTAAACCCTGCTGCTTCCAAACCTTGTGCAATGGTACCTTCATCTTCCTTACCATCCATGATAAAGGATTCTGTAGGTATACTGCAAATCTGTTCCAAAGTATGGGTTAATGGTTTGATGTTAGATTTCAATCTTTCATCGGAAGACTCTTTCCAGAAACCGGAAGGAGCAGTAGTCTTAGCAAATACTACCTGGTCAGTAGTTGCCAATCCCAATTGAGCTCTAGTTACTGTATGAGGATTATCCTTTCTACCTGCATGACTATTGATAGAAGTCTGAGCAGTAGTACCTGCAGCCTTAGCATCAGCAATAGCAGTAGCTTGAGCAGTAGATACTGGCTTATCAGCATCAGAAGTATTATTAACATTACCCAATCCAACCTGAGTTTTAGTAACTGTATGAGGATTAGATTTATTGGCAATGTGATTATTTACCTTAGTTTCTAAGGCAGTTACATCTGAACCAGTATCGGCAATCAAATCGTCAACGTAAGTTTTCAATTCTGTACGAAGAGCATTGATGGCATTAGTTCTATTGGTAATCTCATTTGCCAACCCCTGTACGGTATTATCCAAGTTAGTCTTATCTGCTGCAGTCATTACACCTGCAGTAGTCTTAGTTGCTGCAAGTATATCTCTAATTAAATCTGTAGCACCTTCATAAGTCTTACCCTCTGCACTCTTAGTTTTATTATTAAGAGTAGCTCTTACATTAGTTGAATTATGGGTAAGAGTGAATCCAGTAAGAATAATTCCTGGAAGAGAACTATTAAAGGTATCATGAGCATTATCTTTTGCAATACGGGCCTCTTGTTCAGCTTCAATAGCATCTGGTAAGGTTTGATTAAGCTTTATTACACTATCGGCATCCATCAGACCAGCTTCTTGAGTAGTGGCTGGGGTTAGAGGGATTACCATCCCATCGGGTTTATCAATGTAATGCCCTTGACCATCCGTAGCAGAATAGTTACATAAGATAATAACATTACGCTTATTTTTGTTAGCTATTGAAACCTTACTAATTAAATTTTTAGGCATGCTAGATACCACATCCTCAAGATGCTTACCTCTACTACCTTCGAAAGCAGTACCTGCGATTTCCCCAATGATAAGAGACGAAGTATTACTGTCTACGAATTTAGTACCTGACCAACGGAATTGGTATGGAGGTTCATCATCGGCAACATTTATATAAATCTTACCAGATTCTCCAACTACGGGAGTTTGGTGACCTGCATCCGTATACAATTGAACATTAGTAAGACCTCCAGTGGGGCTTACATCATAGGTAGCATATACTTCAAGTACATCATCTACATATGAAGGCAAATGGTTAGCAGGTACTAACCCCTTCCCATCCAATGGAGCAAAGCCATCAGCCTTACCCTTAGTTGCTACAAAGGCATCATGTTTAGCTTCTAGAGTATTAATATTATTCTGTAACTTAGTTTCAAGGGTAGTATCTGCCGCAGTTCTATCGGCAATCTCCTTATCAATCCTTGCACCCAATGCAGTATCAGCAGAAGTACGAGCAGTTGCTTCATCGTTTACAGCTTTAGTAAACTTGGTATCTAAAGCAGTATCTGCAGCTTTTCTATCAGCTACTTCTTGAGCAAGAGCGGCTTCTGATTTACCGTCCAAAGCTTCGATAGCATCTTTACGGTCCTGAACCTCTTGAGCAATAGCATTGGGTAATGTCTCATCCAGATTAACTTTATCTTGGGCGGTCATTACACCAGCTTTCTCTGTAGTAGCTGCTGAGATATAAGTAGTCTTATAATCTTCAGGCTCATGAGTATAAATACCCTCTTCTTTTTTAGAAGAGAAATTATGAGTTAAAGTAACATGACTGCTTTGTTGACCTACCTCAACTGGTTTATCACCAGATAAGATAATAATATTATCTGGTATAGAATCAAACAGCTTCTTATCTGCTGCAGTTTGTACACCAGCTTTCTCTGTAGTAGAGGCAGGCAATGTAATAGGATTCTGTTCTACTGTACCATCTTCAACTACGGTCTTAGTAGCAGCTATGCCAACAGTAGTTTCATTGGGAGTTACTGCACCAAGGGCAAAGTTAGCAGTAGAGATTCTATCCAATTCTACCTTATCTTTCGCAGTCATCGTACCAGCCTTAGTAGCCGATACCTGAGGCAAATCGAAAGTTTCGGTAGTATCAGCATTCAAACCGTTATCCTTAGTTACGGTTACTGTTACCTTATTAGCATCAGAAGCTGCAGAGAGATCAGTTAAAGAATTTGGGTCTAACCCATCTAACTTAACCTTGTCTGCTGCAGACATAACTCCAGCAAGAGTTTGAGTTACCGGAAGTAAATTCTTGGTAGCTTCTACTTCTTCACCATATTGGTTATTTGCCTTATCCTTGGTTGAAGTCTTTACTTTGAAAGAAAGCTGAGTATCTGTTCGGGTTACAGTACTAACATCGATAACCATGGTGTCTGGCAAAGCATCGGAAGTACCTTCTTCAGCTTCCAATCTTTCTTCATGGTCATCGGTAATGTTAGTGAATTTATTATCTAAGGCAGTATCAGCATCGGTTCTGTCCTGAATTTCTTTATCGATACGTTTACCCAAAGCTGTATCGGCAGCAATACGGGCAGCTTCTTCTGCATCGATGTTATCCTGGAGAACTTTATCTGCGGCCTTTCTTTCCTCTCTCTCTGTATTAAGGTCAGAAGTATTCTGATCAATCTTTGCTTCCAACCGAATATCTTCAGCTTTACGAGCAGCAATTTCGTTATTTAACAGATCCGTAATGGCCGTATAATTACCATTGATATTATCCTGAATACCCTGGATTAATTCCAGGTTACGTTGGATATTAGCAGTATTCTGAGTTACCAGAGCATTAGTAGCATTCAGGGAAGTTAACAACTCTGTACGAGTTTCACTTACAAAAGTTCTCAGCTCATTTACCGTAGTAGTAAGAGTATTACTCAGGTTAGTGAATGATTGTTGTAAAGTATTATCTCCCTGTTCTCGTAAGTTCTTTTCGGCTTCAAGCTTATTCTCCAACTCTGTAAGCTTAGCAGTCATAGTTGCTGCAAAGTTGGGATCATCACCGAGAGCCTTAGCAATCTCTGCCAAAGTGTCCAATACTTCAGGGGCTGAACCAATAATCTTTTGGATTGCAGCCTCTACTTGTTCTGCATTCTGAAAGTCAGAATCGTTTAATAACTGAGAAACTTTAGTGATATAATTTGCATGTTCTTCGATGCCATCCAACTTGGCATACAGCAAGTCAGTGAAATCATTTGAAGAAAGTACCTTGCCATCTACCTTATCTACCTTCTTATCGTCCATTGCCTGGTCTGCAGCAATTCTATCTGCTTTCTCCTGAGCAACAGCATTACTGATAAGAGTATCTTGATTAGCTCTTTCAGTTGATTCTTTATCGATATTGGTTTGAAGTAAAGTATCTCCAGCTAAGCGGTCATTCTTTTCGGTAAGGATATCCTTATTAATACCAGCCATATCATCCTTGTGATTCTGAAGGTTGGTATCAATCTTGGCCTCAAGAGAAGTCTCTTTGGCAATTGCTCGGTCTTTCTCTGCATTAATAGCAGTAGTGTTGGCATTTACCTTTGCTTTTAGTTCATTCATAGCATCGGTATTACCTGCCTCTAGAGAATCAATACGAACTCCCAAAGCATTATCACCAGCAATACGATTTTCCTTTTCTTGTTCAAGCTTAGTGTTAATATTACCTACTTCGGATTCCAAAGCTTGTTTGGTATTATCCAACTTAGCAGTAAACTCAGTACTCAAAGCTTTATCAGCTGCAGTACGGTCTGCTACTTCTTTATCTAAGTTAACCTGGAGAACTTGGTCGGCAGCCTTTCTTTCTACACTCTCAGTATTAAGGTCGATATTGAGAGTATCGATACGAGAACTCAAGGCACTATCAGCATTAGTACGATCAATGATTTCTTCGTTAATCATATCCTTAACTTCCTTGTAGTTATCACCTACAGTCTTAGTTAAGTTTGTGATTGCCTCTGAATTTCTTTCAATACTATGTTGGTTAGTGGCAATAGCAGTAGTATTTGCATTTACCTGCTCAGTAAGCTCATTACGCAATGTATTGATAGACTCTTGCATACTCAATGCCAAGTCTGAAATACGTTGGTTAACGTTAGCCAGACTTTGAGTATAGGCTTCATCTGCAGTCTTTCTTTCGGCAATCTCTTTATCCAAGCTAGATTGAATTGCGGCATCTGCATCTTTACGGTCTTGGATTTCCTTGTTAAGATTGTCTTTTACAACTCCAAGAGCAGCATCACCAATAGCAGACTTATTGTCTACATATTCTTTCAGTTTAGTTTCAAGAGCTGTATCAGCATCCTTACGAGCTTGAACTTCAGCAGCTACCTCAGCACTGTTTGCCTCATCACCCGCAATTCGGTCTTCGATTTCTTGGTTAACCTGTTCTGTGATTGCAGCCAATTTCTTGGTAATGGTAGCAGCAAAGTTGGGGTCATTTCCAAGGGCATCAGCAATTTCCTTAAGAGTATCAAGTACTTCTGGAGCAGAACCAATAATCTTTTGGATAGCTGCATTTACCTCTTCCTCAGTTTGGAAACCAGAATCGTTGATAAGCTGAGAAAGATGCGTAATATAATTTGCCTTTTCCTCAATTCCATCAAGTTTAGCTTTGAGTATATCGGTAAAGTCATTCTTAGTCAAAGAATAGCCTTCACGTTTATCTACTTTCTTAGTATCAAGATCTTTATCACCTTTTTCTCTAGCAGCAGCCTCGGCAGCAATAGCATTAAGCAATTGCTCCTTGTCTTCTACACCCTGCTCTTTTACATCTTCGATTTTGTGTTCAAGAACTAAATCCTGAGCAGCACGAGTAGTAGCCTCTGAATCGATATTGTTCTGTAATACTTGGTCTGCAACAGTACGGGCCTGAACTTCTTTATCAATATTACCTTGAAGAGCATTATCTGCATTGGTACGGTCTGTTACCTCTTTAGAGATTTCATTGTGAAGAACTTGGTCCTCAGAATGACGGTCTACCTTCTCTTGGTCAATTTTACCTTGAAGAGCTAAAGTATCTGCCTGGCGATTAGTGATTTCTTCGTTAATCTTAGAATCCAGTACAGTATCTGCGTTAGTACGATTTGCAGTTTCTTCTGCAATCTTTGACTCAAGGGATGCCTTATCATTGATATGGAGAGTTTTAAGGTCATTTACACTTTCCTTAATCTCATTATCGGCAGCAATACGTTCATCTTTTTCCTTTTGGATAAGATCCTTGAGTTCCTTCTCAAGTTCACCATTACTTTGATTTACCTTATCTTCAAGGTCTTTGATATCTTCAGCATTCTTATCTACCTTCTTCTCAACTCGGTCGATTTCAGCTTTTAAGTCTGCCTTAACGGTATCAATCTTCTTATTGATTTGGTCTAACCCATATTCTAGGTTATCCTGAACTGCAGCTACTGCAGCACCCAGAGCAGCTTCGGCTTCCTTAGCACGATTAACCTCTTCGGTTAAAGCAGTACGAAGGTCGGTTAATTTATTAGTGATAGTAGTTGCAAAGTTGGGGTCATTGCCCAATGCTTCTGCCAACTCTTTAAGAGTATCAAGGGCATCATCAGCACCATCAACCAAATCACTAATCATCTGTTTAACTTCTTCCTCAGTTTGATATTTCAAATCATTCTCAAGCTGAGAAACTTTAGTGATATAATTTGCATGTTCTTCGATGCCATCAAGTTTAGCCTTCAACTCATCGGTAAAATCATTTTTCGATAAGTCGTATCCTTCTTTCTTATCTACCTTATTCTTGATAGAAAGTACGAAGGCCCAGAACTCATTTATAGTTCCCCCAAAGCCAGCACGAACAAAGTCATCATAGTAACCCTGTAACAACCGCTGGTCAATCTCTTCGCAGGTGTAATATTTACTTACATACATATTTATAAAATTTAAGGATTAATTACTGAACGTTGACGACCCAGTAAGAATTCCGAATCTATATCCCTGAATGGTTCTCCCTCTGAACCACAGAAGGCATTCATTGGTATATTCGGATTTTCTGGATCTACATCTCCACCGTCTTCTATATCCCCCCGAATACAAGCATAATCAGGAAGCTTATTTACACGGAATTTCATTACCTGGCCTATACCAGGATGAGGTATTATTTTATCCCAGATATCACCGAAGTAATCTTGAAAGCAGGTGACAAATTTGTTTCCGGTCATTGATTGAAATGCCGTTACATCATTGCCATTACCTTTCATTTCAATATGAACTCCAGATGTACCATTAAGGATAACCAGATTACTATCAAACCAGATTCCACTGGAAGTAGTAATTGGGGTCCACCTCAGTACTAACATCTTTGCCATACACTTAATGTTTTATTCTACAAATTCAATTTTGGTATCTCGGTCTCTCTTTAGGATAACCATGAAAACTAGGGCCTCATCCTTTGCCTGAGCAGTCTGAGTATCTCCAGAAGGCTTATACGTTATACCATTAATTACAAACCTATCTTGTTCCCAATTAAAATCCCAATAACCCTCCGGTGTAAGATAACCGATTTGTTCTATATAAGATTTAGAAATTAGTATTGATAAGTTTTCGTCATCCAATTCTCCTGAGACGGTTGCCTTGTTGATAGGCCAGTTTCTGAAAGCATTGTAGTAACACAATGCTTCGATTTGGATGTTATAATATTTAGGTATACTGTCTTCGGCATGACTGAGAAGCTGATTAACATGTTTGGCCCAAGTTATGGTTTGTCTACCAGCATCCCAATCTAAGAAGTCAGTGATAATTTTCTTGTATCTATCCCAAGAGCGGTTCTTTACCATTCTCCAGGGTTCTTTTGTCATAACTTAGTTAAGATTGATTTCTTACCACCTTTTACTGGAGCACTTGGGTTGGGTCCATCTAATACTCCAGGTTGCCTTCTGTTAACTACTTTAGGAACTACGGTTCTGAATACTTCATCACAGAATGGTAAGTAGATTTCCAATCGTGAAGCTAACATACAAAGGTTCTTTCTTAATTCATCTATTAATCCACCTGGTTGCATTGCTTGAGAAAGTGTTTTCCATAGGGAACTTGTAGCATCTGCCAAGGTATCATAATATTGCACTTCAGTAGGCCCAGTAGTGATTTGTTTAATCCTATCACCTCGGGCAAGTTCGGGTTTAGAAGTACCATCACCAGTTTGTTCTTTGGTAGAAGTTAATTGACTTAAGTATTCGGAAGTACTCGTTAATAGATTAAGTATCTTCACATTGAGAAAATCCCAGGCAGCCAATTCCATTATTAATTGGTTTTCTAGTGCTTCATACCATAATTCATCCGTATACTTATCTGGTGCAATTGTATGGTTTACTAGAGGTCCAATGTAATATTGCCACTTAGTGATGTAAATAGATTTCTCTTCCCTGGTCATCCCATCGGATATTTCTGAAGGGATATAATGGTCGATTAAGTTATATATTGTATCGGCTAATGCCGTATGCCCATAATCACAAACTACCAGAGTCTTATCTACGGTGATATCTAAACCGCTAGAGTTAGTTACATGTAATGTTACGGTATAGAAACCGGGAGTTTCATAAGAATAGGAAACATGTCTTCCACCATTGAAAACCTCTCCCTTATCATCGCCAAAGTCCCAGTCAAAAATAGATTTGGCCGGGACTTTGGATATGACTCTGAATGAAACTTCCAGACCTGACGTAACGTACAAAAAGTCCAGATTGTTATTCATATTAGTCTGTCTTATGTAATTTTCATAGATTACCCTTTAGAAGAGGATTCGAATTCTTCCAGCAAAGCCTGAAGAATTGTTTCTACTGTATCATCTTTCTCGGCAACGATTTCATGAAGACCTGCTACCAGTTTCAGTTCTTCCAGGGAATAGCCCTTTGCAAGTTTTTCAAGAGTCATGCCTTTCTTGAACTGAGCATTCAGTCTCTTATCCAACTTTTCGATGTCGGCCTCTGAATACTTTTCGATTTCTGATTTATCAGCAATGATAATCAGATGGCCAGAGGCAATTGCCTTCTGAATCTTTGGTGCACGGAATTGACGACGAGAGAGTTCCTTGTCTTCTCCTCTACAAACGGTAATACCAGTTGATTGGTCATGAAAACTGTAAGCTCTTGGTCCCACAGTTACTGTATATTTATCTTTAGCCATATTTCCTAAGATTTAAAAATGATTAAAGAGAGGATAGGTCTTTTTTTTAGTTACCTACCCTCTCAGGGAATTTATATAGATGAAACCGGACGTCCCTTATTATTCTAGGTTAACCATCAAATATGGGTCTACGTTCATGAACTCGGGGAAGCCGAATTCTGAGAACTTCTGGTCAGCAGCCAGCAACAGAGTTGCATCCTGGTACATCTTAGAGAAGCCAGTAGTCAAGCTTGCATAGATTGCCTGAGTCTGGTTAGAAACGATTCTTTCAGATTCAAGCATCAACTGACGAGCAGTAAGCTTAATCAAGGCAGCAGATGTATCAATCAACAGCAACTGTTGGTCGGGTGTACCCGGGTGAATGTAGAAGTCAGCATTCTTGGGAACAGGAGACTTAACATTCAGGGTAGCTTCTGTAGTACCAGAGTGACGATCCTTGAATTCCGGCAAGTTCAGCATTTCGATTGCCTGGTCTTCACCACCAATCATAGTTTGGAAGTTACGTCCCATACGAGCAGCACGTACCCAAATATGCAGAAGGTCTTTGTAAGTGATACCATTAGTTGTTTCGTATACACCGATTACCGGGGCAGACTCAGAGCCATCAGGGTTGTTACCATTGATAGCAACGTCCATAGCCAGAGTATCCAGAGCATAACCCAACTGAACGCCAAAATCACGAAGGTAGATTCCCAAGACATCGAGCGAAACATAGTTACGAACTTCATCAGTAAGTTTGAAACCTTTTCCGATTTTGAAGAGGCTAACTGATTTCTGTCCGAAGCTAACATCACCCAATGGGATAGTTTCTGCCTCATTAACCTTTGCAGGGGCAGCATCCGACATGTTAACCATCGGCATGATTGCTTGTAAACCATTGATTGGTTGGTCAGATGCAATGATATTTGGATAGAACGGAGCCTGGCGCATACCCAATGTGATAGCAGCACGGATGATTTCCGGAACAATCCAACGAATATTCTGTTGGGGCATTGTAAAGATGTTCTGCATCGTGTCCACTTTTGGATTGATGCCCATCTTTTCAAAAAGTTCATCTTCTGAAATACCCCATTTACCGGTAACCAATTCTCCAAAAGTTACCTCTACAGGCTTCTTGTCCTGTGAACCGGAACGAACAGCTTCCAAGCTTCTTACCATTTCCGGCAGCTCATTCATAAAATCCTGAGCCTTCAACTTTGTAATATCTATTTTATTTTCCATAACTTCTTTTCTCTTATTTGATGAGTACTTGAATTACCTCATTTGCCTCTTCTGCTGGATTAAGGGCAATGAACTGGGTTGAAGTTGCTTGGTTAGCTTTTACGAATCTATCGTTAAGCAATTCTCCATCGGGAGTTACATAGCCAGCTTCGATATTTTCGTTTGATACCCAGTTACAAATCATGTAACCTTCCATAGCTACTGTTACCTCTACCGGGAAATTTTTTTGAGGTTGATAAGCAGGGTTAACGTTATCCGTTACTGCTACACCCAAATAAACTTGAGTAGCTACATCAGTGCAAGGGTAAATCAAACCTTCTTCATTCAAAGCTACTGGCATACCCTGTACGATTTTCTCTCCAGCTTTAACATTGAAAGCCTGGTGCAATTTGTGTGACTCACTTTTGTAAATCACCGCTCTCGGGGTTCTTTTCCCAAAGAGAGTAAGTTGCTGAGGGTCGTTTACGATTTTAGTTTTTTCCATAACGCGGATTATTTATATTAGTTATTTGATTTTGTTTCGATACAAGTTATCGATTACATTCTTAGTACTCGGAGATTCTGAATTCCGTTGGGTATCAGTACCCTGGGTTCCAGTTTTACCCTCGGTATCATCCTCAGCAATTGAGGAAGCACGGTTGACGTCCTTAGAACCACATTTTGAGCAAGTGAGAGGGAACTTCTCTTCCAAGCGAGCTTGGTAATCCTTTGTCAAGGAAACAAGAGTAGTAATACCAGTAGTCTCGGCATTGAGCATCGTAACGATTGTCTCATCTACCTTATCACCCATCAACTTCTTGTAAGTTTCTACGGCATTTTCACGGAGAGAAGCAATGTGATTCTTTCCTACAGTTGCCATTTCCTTCAAGTTAGCTACTTCAGCATTCAAGTTGGTAATCTGTTCCGTAAGAGAAGTTTTCTCTGTAGTAAGATTATCTACCGAAGTTTGCAATTCGTTTCTGGATGATACCAAAGTCTGAATGCAGGCAATTACATTTTCCTGATTCATCTCTTTACCTTCTTCCAGGGTAAGCATGTTATCCCCAAAAAGGCTTTCAAGAAATTTTTGTAATTCGTTCATGTTATCTTTATTTGAATGATTATCATTGGCATCATTATCATTAAAAGAACCCTGAGTATCGTTCTTTTCTTGATATGATGTTAAATCTGATTTATAATCAGTAAAGAAGTATTGCTTCGATTTATCATCTCTATACTCTTCATAGGATGCCCAAGTTCTTTTGGCAAAGGTTGGGTTAATGATTTTACCATCCGAGCCAATTTTCTGGGCAAATGAATCAGCACCATGTGAAACTAGTGAGGTCTCAAGGTAACGAACAATTTCAGTAACTATTCTACGTACCATAACTCCCTTAGAGTCATAAGTACCCAGTTTCTGATAAAATTCGTTATCTTCCATTTGGGGATGGGATTTATCCCACTTAAATTGTACAGTAACTGAATTACTATGAATTGAAGGTGGCTCCATAAGGATGCCTCTAGCAATTCTTGGGTTTGCCTTACCATCGATTTTCAGAATACCGTTGATACCAGCGGGTATAGTAAAGCTACCGTCTTTATAGGATTCCTGCCACATTACTTGTGATACAGCACCAATAGCATTACCAATGTTGGTTTCATGGTCACAGTTTACTGTTTGACCAAGCAACATCTTCATAGAAGCCTTTAGTACTCCGTTCTGTCCAAAGTCTGTCGGGTTCCAATTCTTAGATACAATCGTTTCTGAAAGTAATCTGAACATTGGTTCGATAAACTCTTCGTCCTTAGGAGTTAGTTCCGATTTGTCTAGGTTGGGATAGTAAGTATTATAATCTATATCCCCTCCCCAAAACCCAAATTGAGCAATGGAATCCGGTGTAGGATTTTTCCATTTGTAATAATTCTCTGAGAAAGCCTTGGCTCCCACTGCTTCTGGGATATACCCAGCCATAATGGTATGGCCTTGACCTATCACCATAGAATCAAGATGCTCTTTGTTTTTCTTTGTGAATTTACTCATCTTGCTTTAGTATTTTGGTCTCCTCGAGAAGGAGCCGGGTTTGTCTTATCTCTTGACCTACGAGCAGATTGGTTTTTATCATCCTGCCTTTGTTTCTTCTTGGTACCCTCTTGTGGGTCTGTATTACCACCCTTAGCAAATTGGTCCTCAAGTGAAACTCTTGGTTCCTTTTCATCTGGTGAATCATAACCCATTGCCCAAGCATATTGCTCTTGGCTAATGATACCTGCCTTATACAATAAGTCAAGGTTCTGTATCTTATACTGAAGACCTTGTTGGATTTTAACTTCATCAGAAACTGTAGAAGTTCCCCAATCAATCTTCATCCCCTTATTATTAAAGCCTGCCAGACGCAGTTCTAGAGAATAAAGTCGGTCCAATACATAAGCTACAAGCATTTGGATATTTTTTAACTGGCTAATCATCTTAGACAGCATTATACCAGTTGCACCTTCACCAGTAGTAGATGATACCCCAATGATAGAGCCATTAACTCCCAACCCATTTGCTACAGATTGTTGGTTCATATTCCAAGGCTTCTCGATATTACCGAGCTCCTTAGTAGTAGAATTTAGTTTGAATTCATGGTCATCTATGTAACCAGCAACTACTCCATCCTTCATACCCTCTTTAACATTACGTTTAAGGATATTAAGTTCATGGTATAATCGGGATTCATAAGCTTTTATACTCTCATTTGGTCTTTGTGGAGATTTCTGCATCTTAGCTTCTAAGAAACCAACCATACCACAAATCTCCATGATATGTTTGAAGTTAACCTTCATATCATTCTGACCCTTGAGAGAATCCAATGCAGGCATAAATGGAGGAACTCCATAAGGTTCATCCGTATCATTGAACATACCAACATAGAAATAGGTTTCTGGGTTAAGCTTAATGTAATCTTGTTGCTTAACAAAGAAATTTATATTCTTTTGGTAAGGAGCATACACCCCATTTAATTCACGTTTAAACTTGATGTGTTCTGGCTTAAGGAATAATACAGTAGCCAAACCATCAAGCTTATCATTTGGTACTCCTTCTACGGATATTGCCCCACTTACAAGAAGTTGAACAATCATTTTATTAACTAAACCATCTATACCAGCAGTATATCTGGTCCATCCCTTGGTGGCTTTCTTAAGATGTTCTCTCATCTTTGAAGCCTCTTCATCGGTATTATTAGGGAAAGTTACTGTATGACTGGTGTTAGCTAACTTAAACATATCTTGCAATGCAATGCCCATATCAGGATTTACCTTATATAAATCCCGAATTAAAGGTATCACATCAACACGAAAAGAGGGTTCAACTAATTTAGTCAACCCTTGTAATGATGTAATTAAGTTATCGCTATCATCGTCAACTGAAACCCTACCAGGCGAAATCGATGTGGCAGGCTTCTCCTCTTTATTAGAGGATGTACCATTCTTGGGAGGGTCCTTCTTACGTCCCCAACCCCAACTAAAATTGAAGTACTTTTTCATCTTGGTTGTACGATTACGTTAGTTTTTCCTTTCCTTATGTGATTACATATTGCTTTTCCAAAGATATCATCATCGGCATATACGTCTCCTTCAAGGTCTACATCTACAGCTGAATTGTTAGCCCTATGTTTACCCATTGCAACAGGTCTACCTAAACCATCATAAATGAAGGTATAAGCTTCTTGTACAAAGAATGGGTCCTTAATGATTACGTGATCTAATCGAATATCTTCTTCCAAGTTTTCTATTATCACTGAACGATTCTTTTGGGTGGTTAACCAACCAGGGGATTTATCCATTTCAGGTCTACTTTTACCTTTTTTCTTTAGCATCTTCTGGTAGTAGTAAAGGTTAGGGTAGCCTTCGTCTTGAAGCTTAGAAGTTACTGATAAACCAACGTCATTGGATTCTGGAGCTATTATTGCCCAGTTAAACAACTTCCCAGTATCACCAAGTAACTTAGCATAAGCTCCCACTGCCATTCTTCCCTTATATACTACTTGTTCTTCTCCTAGCTTATCCATACAAGTAAATGAAGAGTAGTCAGAAGCTCTACCAGTTGAAACGTCTGCACCAATGAAATATTCTTTATCTGATTCGGGTTCACAGAATTGTCGGTATTGACCATTAAATCTCTTCTTAATAACTGGGTAATCACTAAGGCAGTCTTCGATAGCTTTAATATCGGCTAAATCGAAGACTGTATTACCAGATGATAAGAAGTCACCATCAATTTCTTGTGCAGTTCGTTTTGCTCCCAAAGCAGAAGACATTTGGTTATACCAATTGATATCTCGTTCTGGGTGCATTTGCCAGTATAATCGAATTGGGTTAAAAGGATTACCTCCTGCAATGGCATCTACCCAAGTTGAGTGATAGAAATTACCAACTCCATAGGGAGTGGAATTGACGATGGCAGCTCCACCAGTGGAAAGAGTAGGGAATGCAGCAGCCCAAATTTGAGCAGCCCATCTTACTACTGCTGCCTCGTCAATTACCAGAAGAGAAAGGGATTCCGAACGACCGGCTTCGGATGATGTCGGAATAGATTCAATAAATGACCCATTATCAAATTCTATCATGGAAGCAGAACCGTATTCTCCAGCTCTACCATTGATTATGGGAGTTTGAAGGTACCATGGAAGATTCTTGTACATGAACTTAATCTTCTTAAGCACCTTCTTAGCAGTTGTGTCTTTGATAGAGATAATGTTTATCTTTTTGTTGGGATGGTACATCGCCAACCAAAGACAGTACATTGAAATAAGTTCTGTAATTCCTGCCTGACGGAACTTGAGAATGATATTGAATCGTTGGGCAATGAAATTGTAGAGAACTGATTTCTGAAATGGGTATAAATCAAATCTTACCTTTCCTCTTACTGGATGTATCACATAGCAAAAAAGGCTAAAAAAGAAAACATCACTAGAAACTCGGGATAAGTTTGATAGTTCTTCTCGAGTTAAAGTAGTTCTAGTTTCTGAGATAGTCTTTGCCATTACTTAAAAGTTATACATTATTTGAAATTCGATGTCAGTACCTATACCAGATTTTATCTTCGGATAGTAAAAGGTATTGACTCCGAGTTTGTAATTAAATCTCTTAGTCTTGATTGAAAGACCAGCTCCCATATCGAAGAGATTATTGAAAGGTCTATATTTGCCATAAATGTATGGACTAAGTGATAACCTTGCAACTTTCTTTCGAGTTAATTGACCCTCATACCAGTTGTAGTTGTACTTATCTAAGTCGATTGGGAATAGTCTAGTTGAATAAGTGTTAGTCTCCTTATTGAACAGACTTAAGTTCAACTTATCTTTCTTCAAAACAATTTGAACCAGGGAATCTTGGTTACTGATAACTGGCTGCCTTAGCATGGAATCAGGAAAGAGAGTTGGCTGCTTATTATCATGAACTAAGATTTTACCTGGTTCAACTTTTTCTGAGTACTTCTTCTCTGGTTTGAAGGGTTTCTTTGTGTATACTGTATCTGGGATTTCATTGACCGCTTGTTCCAGGGAATCAACCTCTCGAGAAAGTTTGTAATTCCTGAAGCAAAGGTAAATAGTAAATCCTAGAAGTACAATAAACAAGGCCTTCTTAAATGTCTTCATACTTGATGAATTTCTTAATCTTACTCTTCAACCAATAGCGTTCTACTGAACTTAAGTTTGACTTAATAATGTGGAACTTGAATTGAAAAGTACGATTGGTTTCAATAATCTCAAAACGTATTGAAGGTAAATTCCGATAGATAACCCGAAAGAACTTAATGATGTTATTAATGTTCAATTCGGTAATTGGGTACTTTGCATTAATCATTCTCATAATTCGGTGTATTAAAGTTTTTCAAATCGAAATAGTCGTACGCTTTAATGATACTATCTATCGGTAATCGCTTAGCGATTACCTTTATCGAACGAAGTGAGATAATATCCAAATATACTACTTACGATATGATATATGAATAGCTATATATACGCAGATAAATATATAGATATATATACGTAGTATATTATATATCTATATATTTCAAGGCACCCCAGAAACTTATATATAAGACTTTATATATAAAGCTGAAACTCACGGTTCTTGGGTATTTGCCTTTTTGAGGCATTTTTTGAACCAAATCCCTACCTCATAAACCGAACCCTTGGCAATTGTGTACCTTGCCTTGTTAAGCCAATAGTGGTAATCCTTAAAATCCTCTTCGAAGGTATCACCATTTTTGTGAAGGTAAATTTCGAATTTATCTGGGAAACCCATAATTGCCTTGAAGTCTTCGATTCCCAAAGGGTAGCCATCGGGTCTAAATTGCCTATCTGCAGGTCTGAGAGTTAAGGGAGGTTTATCATACTCCAATCGATACACTCCTGGAAGAGTACTCATCTTTGCAGTTTTGATAGGCCACTTCTTTTCATTCTTGAAATCCCTAACCCAGAGCCTATGTATCTTTGCTACTGTGAGATTCTTCTTCTCTGGAAGCTTTCGATAATCATACATTGCCAGAGTTTTACTCATAAACGGAATTTGGTTAGTATTATTTTTCTGAGAGAATGTGAGTGGTTTAAGTAAATTTCTAGTAGTTGTTGGAGTTTTTACTCGAAATACTTCATCAAAAGCATTCAAGTATTTCTTACCAGTCTTTTTATGTACTCCAATGATGAGTAATCGCTTCCTTGACTCCTGGGAGTTTCCGTAATCTAAAACTGACCTTTCGTGAAAAACTAATTTATAGTCTTTGAATGTTTCCTCAAAGAAATCCTTGGGAAGCAGTGTTAGCAGTCTTGGTAGATTTTCTATAAGAAATATCTTAGGTTTATACTTGAGTATTGATGCAATTACTAGATTAAGACTACGGTTATCTTTTGGATTGCCTAATTCTTTTACTTTAGATAACCTCATTACTGAGGCTGCTCCACAATCGGGGCTTGATATAATTATGTCTACTTTCTCATCGAATTCTTGTAAACAAAAGCCCTTATAGAACGGTATATCTCCAAAGTTTAATTCCCATTGTTCTTCGCCCGGAGTGTGGAATACTCCCCTTATCTCTATGTTCCCTAACAAATTTTTCTTAAAAGGGAACAGGAGTGCACCCTGTCCAGCGCACACTCCCAATACCCTTAGTTTTTTCATTTCTTGTAGCTTCTCAATTTAATGTACTTAATCCAAGCAAATGGCTTACGGTCTCCCAAATAACTCAGATTCTTATCATTGTTGTGAGCTTCTTCTTCGAAACTTACATCATGATACCTTTCATTCTGTTTATCCCACTTGGCAAAGCACAGGATAATTAGGTATTCGATAACATACCAAAGGTAGAAGAATCCAAAAGTCAGAGCCACTACCCACCAAAAGGATATACCAAATGATAACCAGAGTATGATACCAAGTATCAAACCGACTATACTACACTCAATCTGTTGTACCTGATGGATTCTCTCATGGTTGATATCATCCGGTTTACACTCCTCTACTCTATGCTTGAAAAAAGAGTTGTACAACATAGTTATTGCCTTGTAACTGGGGAAAAGGAATACCTTTGCTACCCAGCTGTTAAAATGACATCTTTTCATAACTTATCTTTGAAATTTTCGTAAGCATTTCTTAACTTTTGGTCATAGGCATTCTGGGCATACCCAGGACCATTATACTTTCTGGCAAAGCCAGCCCAGTCTTTTGCTTTGAGTTCTTTCAAACAACCAGAGTTATTCATGAAATAATACATGAGTTCCAATTGTTTCTCATGAGATTCAGACATCTTGTGAACAAATTCGAAGACATCTTTACATCCACAGAGGTTGTGATTGAAGCCCATAATTTGGAACATACCCCAACTTGCAGACTTTAATGCACATTCCTCATCGATTTCTTTGGCTAATTCGAGTCTCTTATACTCGTGTACACCTCCCAAATACTTCGATTTATCCCATTTAGGGAAGAAAATCGTAGAATATCTCTTACAAAGGTAAGCTAAATCTCTGTCAGGGAATTTCTTATGTACTTCTTTGTACATAATGTGACCCTCAAAGAGAATTTGAGGCCTACCATCAACTAAAAACCCATCTCTACCTGCTGCTTCTACCAATTGAACAGCTTTCAATAGGGCAGGTTCTAAACCTAAGCGAATAGCAAGGTCTTTAATCATTTCATTTGTTAGTTTATCCATAACTTATCAGTTTTAATGGTTCAATTTTAGTAACGAAAGTATTGCTTATAACCCATTTTTAGGATGTTTCGAGGTTCTATTATCATATATAACTTATAAAATAATGCAATATGGGCAAGAAAAATGAATGCCAGATATGTGGCAAACCAATTAATTTAGAGGAATTCGATGAAACTAGAGAGATTCCCCAACTTATGGCAAGAAAACAAATCTGTTTTCAATGTGCTTTTTGGTCTAATCGATTAGCTTATGATAAAGAACTTGAAAAAGAGAAGAAAATTGCCGTAATTACTCCCGATTATTCCCATTGGATAACTAGAATACCGGGAAGTATTTTAATGGTACCTTCTGCTTTTGGGGGAATTTACCAAACTAAACTCCAACCAGTCAACACTCTTGGTGTTATAGATGAAGATAAAGAGAAACTTTTCATCATCCGTTATAATAACATCACTCACCAGGGCACTATACCGGAGCATCTAAGAGATGCTTTTAAAGTAAACGGAATATTTCTATCTCCACAGGAATACAAAATGCTAGAGGATTACCGGGGCAATGCCTATGAATTTATAAAAAATAAAATAGATAATGCAATAAATAAAGAATAATTTCGTATATTTGCATAAAGAAAATTTCTAAATAAAATAGATATGAAAAAAGAAAAGAAAGAAGCTAAAAAGCTCAAAGAAGGTGATGAAGTTATCTTCGTATTATCAGGAAGACCCATCACAGAGAAAGTAACAGTAGAATCCATCGATAAGAAAGGTGGATTTGCAATGCTCAGTAACCGGGTAAAAGTTGCAAGAACTCTCGGTCCTGATAATACATATCCAAGGTTGGATGGGCAAAAAGGAGATGTTCTTCCTCTCACAGAAGAACATGAGAAAGCCTACCTTGCATATAAGGCTTATTTCTCGATTAAGAGAAACATAGAGTTCCTTGACAAGGAAATGAAAAGTATGAAAGATACCGATGCTTTCGATATGATGATTGAATTTGATAAGAAGCTTACCAAGATTATTAACAAATACCTCAAAGAACAATGACTACAGTATTAGCGATAATTTACTTGGTATGTTTGCCATTCACGGTATTTTTTGTAAGGGCTTGCTTGGATTATTTACCCTATACTCACAAAATACACTCTCTCGTTTTATTCATCTCGGTATGGATAGTATTACCTCTATTTCCAATTTATCTATTAATCAGATACATAAAATACAAATTACTATGAGATACTTTTTTGACAGAGATGGTAATTATGCTGGGTCATCAATGCAAGGGTGGGAGATTCTTCTCCTACTCTTGTTCCCAGTTGCTCTAATAATCTTCCTCGTATTCTTACCTTTCTATGTATTTCATAAATACAGTTCTAGAGAAGAGGATAAAAAATACGAGGAAGAACATCCAGAAATACTAAAAGTAGATTCTTATATTACCTGCTGGTATCCCTGGCATAGATATTCTGTTGCATATACACTGGCTCTTATATTCTGGGTAATTGCTTTTATAATTGGGATATTATCTTAATACCCGTATTAAGTTGGCTTTTGACTTGCCCAATAAAAATTCAAATCTAATGGATATTTTTTAGTGGGGTTAAACCTACTGGAGAGTATAGGAGTACCATTGCTAACAGGGGGAGTTGAAACTTTTGTAAGAGTATAGGAACCCAATCCAGTTGTTTTTTAGATTGATACTGTTCCTCCTGCACTTGGTACTATAAATGACCCCTCTAATATCCAGGTAGCATCTGATTTAGTATATACAGCTACTTTATCTCCAGTAGTACATTCTATTCGAGAACCAGGTTCTGAGTCATTGGCATAGAATGGAATCTTCATAGTAGTAGTACTAGTTGCTGAGAGACCCTGTATATACATCTGACCTGAAGATGATGTATTCTGTGGCCTAGCTCCCATGCCAAAGAGATAGTAGCCTGTACCTGTGGGCAATCCAGAGAGAGTGAATGTAGCCACTTGTGTATTCTGAGTTACTGGTATACTAAGGTTAGCATCCCCACAGGTTAAGAAGATATGCCCTGAACGGTTAGCTCCAGTTTGATTACTCGATAAAGCGGTCAGGGATAACCTGTAATGGTTCTCAAGAGTACCCACTGAGGCAACGGATACTGAGCACCAATCGGGAGCATTACCCACATGGGGAGTTTCTGGCTTTTTAGACCCATCACTACCCTTTAAATAGGCCATCACAAGGATTTGAGCAGTATCACCTTTACTACCACCTAAAGGCAGTGAGTTTGAAACCATTTTTATGTATCCAGTATAGGTTACACCGGATTCCTGAGTTACCGTGAGATTGATTTTGTTATTAGACTCATTTTGGGTAAATGTCAGAGTAGTAGACCTTGAGGACCCAGTATTTTCTGAATAGTTAATTTTTACATCTAAGTAACCATCTCCAACGGTAACTCCTCCCCAAGTAGCCCAACTTACGGAGGCTGAGCCCAAAGTACAGGAGGGTGTAGAGGTTGAAACTACTTTGCCATTTACCAGTTTCCTTTTGAGGGAAGTGATACGGTAGGTTACAGTACCACCTTTTGAAGATACAGTATCTGTACCTGTATCTGTAATTGCACGTGCTAGTTTGAATAATGTTTTTTCTTCCATATCTTTATAAGTTTTTGGTTTATAGAAAGAACTTTGATATTGTAATCTGCCAGAGGGATAAGGTGGATGAGAGCCAGGGATGTTTTATTCTCTGGTTTCTCTGTGTGTTATGTGGGCATGTGTGGTGTGGGATATCTGGGCATGCCCTTAATGCGAAGGCTTCGAAAGTTGTGGTACTAAAATGTGTATTTGCCTTCAAGGTACCCCTTATAGCGAAAGCCCAAAATCGTGTGGTACTAAATGGGGAGTACGGTTCCCTTAAATTTAACATTTAAAAATAAAAAGTAAGGGACAAACTTTTATGTGCCCCTTTGCTTTTCTAATTATCTACTAAATGATTATTTAAATTTTCTTTAAATTGTTCATTTAAACAATAACATAAGTATAGTAAAAAAGTTTTAAAAGAAAATTTTTTATAAATTGTATATTCAACTTCATTTAAATAGTTCTTGCTTATTTGTTCAATCAATAGAAATTGCTCTACATTAATTAATTGAAAAGTTTGCACGTCAATAATAGTAGATATTATTCTATGATTTGACTTTAAAAGAATATAAACTACATATAAAGCACTAACAAAAACAGCTAATAAGATAACAAACAAAATTAATAACATAATAATTTTATTTTTATGATAAGGAGTAAAATTTTACTCCTTATCTGATTTTTTGTTTTATTTCATTGATTTTTTCACGATTTCGAGACCTTTTATTAATATCTCTTTCTTTTCTTCTTTAGTGTTTTCGCTTGCAATCGAAGAAAAAGAAAAATCATTTAAAACATAGACTTGTTTATAAAAGTCTATAAATCCCTCAATTAGTTTTTTATCTGCATTTGTTGCAATTGTTGAAAGAAAATTGAAAGTTACGTTTCTAAACTTTTTGCGTAATGATTTGATTTGCTTTTCGTTTGCACCCTCAAAAAGTTCTTTTTTGTAAATTTCTGTTTTTGTCCCTAAAGACGTTTTGAAAAGACCCGCGTTTTTTTCTTTAACGCTTTTCAATACGTCTAAAGCAATTAAACTATTTGCTTTCACGTTTGCACTTGCTTTTTCTACATTCACTTTGTTAATTTGATTTTTCATAATAAAATGCTTGAAAGTTTTATTATTAATTATTTTTATTACCTTTTCAAATAGACCCTCAAGACTTTTTAAACTATTCTAATAAGGTAGTATTTGTTTCATTTCTGTATTGCAAATATAAGAACTATTTTTTAATCTACAAAATTTTTAGAGAATTATTTTCTTAAAAAGTTTTAATTAAAAATTCATTCAAATATCGCTTTGTTTTTCTCACATTGCAAAGATACGAACTTTATTTTAATCTACAAACATTTTCAAGAAAAATTTTTGAGAAAATGAATAATTTTATTTTCAAAATTATTTTTGTGAAAAATTCATAAAATAGAAAATATTGTGCACTTAATATTTGCACTTAATTTTGGGGGTTCACAAGGGTAATCTTCACACGCCTTGTAGTGGGCATATATGATATGTATAAGAATATCTTATATGGCTTATGCCTGTCCTCTAGGAAGTGTATTATATACCTGTATATTGATAGGCCATTAATGGACTAAGGTGATAAAGAATTAAGGCCTTGGGTATATCCCCTATTATTGCCCTCTATAAACCTATTAGGTCCTAATTCAATAAGGCCATATAGGGACTATGGTAAGCCTATAGAGATTAGGATAGCCTATAAGGGCTTACTAAGTTAGCGTAAGTAAAAACCCAGATACCTAAGTTAGGCCTGGGTAATATTCTTATTCTTGGCAACCTATGGTACTATCTGAGTCTAGGATTATTATATGTTCTGATTCATATAGGGGTTCTTGGTTTGTGGGTTTATTCGTTTGGCAATGGGATATAATACCGGTATAGATATCGTATAAGAAAATATGTAGGCCTTGGGTTAGGTCTAGTTTATTTATTTCTTCTTGTTCTCTTAGAGTCCAGGTGTCAATGGCATCATCCTTGAGAATCTTGGCTAGGTATTCGAAATTGGTTTCCATTGTGATATATGTATTATAGGGTTAGTATTCGCAATATTCTCGTTCAAGGAATATATTGAGATCCTTGAAAAGTTTGATACCTGGTATAGGACCATCATTTCTGTCCCAAATCTCGAATTCGATAAATTGGGTCTCATAGCCTTCTATATCTGAAATAGAAAGGAGATAATTCTGGCTTGGGTCAAATTCTTCAAGGAAAACTTCGATAGTAGCCTTAATCCTAATAGGGTGAGTATTAGTAATACCTTGTAGGATTTGTGTTAATCGGTTTGATAATTCTTCTGTGTTCATAGGTAAGTGAGTTTTAAGTGATTATTATTTTATTTTCTTACTGCAAATATAAAGACTTTATTTTAATTATGCAATAACCCCAATTGCCTTGTGAGGTCCTTAATAGCCTTGAAGGTTAATTTGCCTTTATCCCTCTAAAATCCCCAGAGGCCATTAATGGAGATTGCCCTTTACCTTCCCTACCTATAACTAATATTATATAATACCTAATGGCTCTAGGCAATCAAGGTACCTCTAAATCACAAAATTGTCCTAGAGTTCTGCAAATATCCATAATATAAATACTAAGCAAATAAATTACATACTTACTAGGAATATTACCTAAATATGCCCCATGAAAGCCTTAAATCCTATAAACCTTTTAGCCTTGAAACCTAATAATTTAATTGCCTTGATCACAAATCCTATTGCCTAATCCCAGTACTTATTATATAATATATACTAATATAAAGGGCTCTTAGGGGTAGGGGATTTAGAGGCCATTAATGGTCGGATTTTATTGCCTTTTTAGGCCTTTTTAGGTTTGCCTTTAAAGTGTGGAAGGCTATGTGGTATGATGGCTAGATAGCTCTTAATGTATAGTGGCTTTATAGTAAGGGTAAGTTTGCCTAGCCCTGTTTGCCTAAATCCCCAAAACCCCCGGCGAGGTACCTTGATATGTATTATATGATTAGTATATATAAGGGGGGATGGTTATATGTTATGTATGTAGGTATGTACCTAAATTAGGTTGTAGCTTAGTTAGCGCTATTAAGATTTTCTTTTTATTTTTGTGTTGGGTGGG